GGTGAAAGTGGTTATAGCGGCTATTCAGGCATTTCGGGATATAGCGGGAGTGGTGTTTCGGGCTATAGTGGTTATAGCGGTATTTCAGGTTATAGCGGTTACAGCGGAATTTCAGGTTATAGCGGTTACAGCGGAATTTCAGGTTATAGCGGTTACAGTGGTATTTCAGGTTATAGCGGTTACAGTGGCTATTCAGGATATAGTGGTGAAAGTGGTTATAGCGGCTATTCAGGCGTTTCAGGATATAGCGGGAGTGGCATTTCAGGATATAGTGGTTACAGTGGTGTTTCGGGCTATAGTGGTTACAGCGGTATTTCAGGCTATAGCGGTTACAGTGGTATTTCGGGCTACAGCGGCTATAGTGGCGTTTCTGGGTATAGTGGTTATTCAGGATATAGTGGTTCTCCAGGTACGTCGTCGTACATGAGATTGTATTACGATCATACTAGTGGCGATACTACTATTCCGACAACAACTGACACATTAACTTTTAATAATGCTGTTCCGGCAACTATCACAAGAGCTTCTGGAAGTTTTGTTATTGACGGTTGGGTAGCTCATCAAAAAATTGCAATATCAAATACATCATTAAATAATAAAACTGTTGAAATAAGGTCAGTTGTTGCTCTTACTATTACATTATGTGTTACAAGTACATTGACACAGGAAAATAATGTAATTAATGCCACATTAACAATAGACACGGAAAAACTTACTCGACTGCCTGTAAGTATTGTCGGTGGATATACTGAAACATTAGTTGGTGTTACGAATGCTGATTCATCAGGCATCCCGTTTGATAACTATGTGACTGTAGTTGGAGTTCCTGGAGATAGTTTACTTCCTGCTGGTATATGGAAATTTACTGGTTGGTTCTCTGCGACAAATGCATCATGTAGTGCTCAATATGAAGTATGTTCAAGATCAGCTGACGGTCTTACGACAACTGTTCTTTTTACAACGACAAATGGTCCGTCAAGTATACCTGGGACAGTTACAAAGTTTTTAACAGAATGGACAATAAATTCTGATATATCGATATTAGCTACTGATAGAATAGTTGTTAGAGTTCTTGCGTTTAATAGTACTGGAACTGCAAGAACAGTTACATGGACGTATGCAGATACAGCAAGAATGTCTTATGTTGATACAACATTTGCTGTGTTAGGCGTGAGTGGTTATAGTGGAGTGAGCGGATATTCTGGAATGTCAGGATACTCAGGCATTTCAGGTTATAGCGGTTATAGCGGTTATAGTGGAATAAGTGGTTACAGTGGTTATAGTGGAATTTCAGGTTATAGTGGTGTAAGTGGCTACAGTGGTTATAGTGGTATAAGTGGTTACAGCGGAATTTCTGGCTACAGTGGTTATAGCGGTATTTCGGGCTATTCGGGCTATAGTGGATATTCAGGCATTTCTGGTTATAGTGGTGTTTCTGGCTATAGTGGATATTCTGGAATGTCTGGATATTCTGGAATAAGTGGTTATTCTGGGTATTCAGGAATTTCAGGGTATAGCGGATATTCGGGAATATCTGGCTATAGTGGTTATTCGGGCATTTCAGGTTACAGCGGAGTTTCAGGTTATAGCGGTTACAGCGGTTACAGTGGAATTTCAGGTTACAGCGGAATTTCAGGTTACAGCGGAATTTCAGGTTACAGCGGTTATAGTGGAGTTTCAGGTTACAGCGGTTACAGCGGTTACAGTGGAATTTCAGGTTACAGTGGAATTTCAGGTTACAGCGGAATTTCAGGTTATAGTGGTAGGTCTGGTTATAGCGGATATAGCGGAATTTCAGGTTACAGTGGTATCTCAGGTTATAGTGGCTCTGGAATTTCTGGCTATTCTGGCGGTGGCGGAGGCGGAGATGTAACAGGTCCGGGTTCGTCAACAGATAATGCTGTAGTTCGTTTTCACTTGGAAACAGGCAAAGTAATTCAAAACAGTGGAGTTATTCTTGATGATTCAAATAAGATGAGCTCGTTGCATACTGCAACTTATGATGCAGAATATAGCAATGGAAATAGTACTGGTACAAAAACAATAGATTGGAATAACGGTCAGAAACAATCTGTTACTATGACAGCAGCTTGTACTTTCACATTTACAGCACCTCTAGGTCCGGGCAACTTTGTGTTAAGATGTATCCAAGACGGGACGGGAGGATGGGTTGCGACATGGCCGGCAACAGTGTACGCGCCGGGTGGAAAAGCAAGTGGGTTAGTGCTTAGTACTGCAGCTAATTCTATCGATGTAGTTGTTATTTATTATAATGGTACAAATTACTACGCTTCGATTTCAAAGGCTTTCGCGGTATAACAATTCAAAGGGAGGTTTTGTATGACAGAGGCGCAGTTGTTAGCAGACCTAATAGCAAATTATGGATTTCTTTTGGTTGACCCTACGGGACAGGCACTTTCTTCCGAAGATGGAAAAGGAATTACCTTAGTGTCTGTTGAAGTTGTTGAAGGGGGCCTATCTGAAAAGAATCAAAAACCGCTTGCAATCAGAAAATCTATAACTTATCTTGTCTATCATAGAGGTCAAGGTGATGAATGGGCGAGATATGAAGGAGATGAGCCAGTCAATACGTCTTTGAAGGACATATCGACTCCTAACGGTAGTTTTTTAAGCTATGCAACAATATACAGTAACACAACATTAAGAAATAGGCTATTGGGATGGCTTATTAAAACAGCAGGTACTACTCTTATAGCTGTATATGATAATACATCGGCTTTGCCTTCAACTCCTACATTAAATGACCAATATGTGGCTAAGGTTACAGCTAATGGATGGACTGCTGCACACAAATATAAATGGAATGGTTCAATCTGGGTGGATGGAGGTGTATGGACCAAAAAGAACAAATGGGCAACGGCCTGTTTCAAATTACCCGAAGATTATCTAAAGACAGTCATGATGTATATATCACAGGATCCAGCAGTTAGGTCAAAAGGCGTTACAGCAACTGATGACGATATGGCTTGGCTTGCATACATGATAAGTAACATTTGTGACATGTATGGATTTACCGATTAACAACCAATTAAAGGAGCAGAATTGTGAAGAATTTAGTGCTGACGATTTGTCAAGGGGGAGTATATTCAAAGTTAGCAGAGTTTACACATCCTACTATTAAAGCTTACGCAGAAAAAATTGGGGCTGATTTTCTAGTTATATCAGAAAAGAAGCTATCCACCTCAACTTCTCATTGGGAAAAGTTCCAGATTTTTGATTTGCTAAATAAGTACGAAAGGATAATCTATGTTGACACGGATGTTCTTGTTCGTGAGGATTGTCCGAATCTTTTTGAGTTAGTACCGAAAGATAAATTGGGTCTATTTAACGAAGCACCTTTTGCTGATCGAAGTAAAGAATTAATGATTGATACCTGTAATGCTTACAAAATGTCTCTCGAAGCTTGGAACGGAAAATATTATAATAGTGGTGTAATGGTTATATCAAGAGTGCATAAATATCTATTTAAGAAGCCTGAAATCGAATATAATAAAAATTTTTATGAGCAAAGTTACTTGAATGTAAAAATAGCACAAACAGTTTTAGCAGGCGATGTCGAAGTCTTTGATCTCGAATACAGATTTAATCGAATGAATTGTCTGGATATTGTTAGTGGGGAAGATAGACAGGCATCGTATATAATACATTATGCTGGATTTATGTTCTTACCAAATCCAGTAGAAAAAGTTTTGGAATTGATTAATAAGGACTTAGATATATGGAAACGTGATAAGGGAAATTATAAGTACAAAAAACATATTTTAATTAGTGTAGCGGGTGGACTTGGTGATCAAATTAATGCAGAACCTGCAATCAGATTTATGAAAAATAGGCTTTACCTTGAAGATGAAGTTATTGTGATGACACATTATCCTATACTATTCAAACATTTGGACGTTCAAGTATGGATGCAAGGAAAGTTTCCAGGAGCTGTAGACGTTCCGTATTATCAGACACAGAGTTTGCCTCCACCAGAATCAATAACTTGGAGAGTGGTATCAAACTTGATGTGTCATACCGTTGATTTTTGTTCAATGGCCTTATTGAAAAGAACATTGCCTATGGCTGATAGACAAGTAAAAATGGAAGTTAACGAGGAAGATGTTAAAAATTTAGCTGAATTGGTCGGAGATGCAAAAGATTTGATAGTTGTTCATCCAGGAAGACATTGGCAAAGCAAAACTCTTCCTACAACATATTGGCAAGAAATTATTGACGGACTTTCAAAAATTGGCAAAGTTTGTATTGTTGGAAAGGATGATAAAACAAGAGGAGCAGTAGACGTTACGTGTCCAGAAGGTGCAATTGATTTGAGAAACCTTACTGATCTTGGAACACTTACTGCGCTAATAGCTAAGGCAAAAGTTCTTTTATCGAATGATTCAGCACCAATTCATATTGCAGGTGCTTTTGATAATTGGATTGTTTTAATTCCTACTTGTAAGCATCCAGACCATGTTTTGCCTTACAGAAATGGAAATTTATATTATAAAGCTATGGCACTCTATAAAAAGCTACCTTGTGATGAGTTTAATTCTCAACCTTCATGTGTGCATAGTGCGAGTGCTGAATTTACATTATCGGACTGGAATGAATATTTATTGGCTCCTGATGATGTTGTAGAAAAAATCAGAGGAATTCTGTAATGAATACTTATCATGCCCTAGCAATAAAGCCAACGGGAGTCCCTTGGTCATGGGGTTGTAATACTGCCGGTCAATTAGGTGACCAAACAGTAGCTAGCAAATCTTCACCTATACTCGTTGTAGGAAGTCATGTTTTTACAAAGATTTCTATAGGCGGCGGTATCACTCTTGCTAATAGCGCAGGTTTAAAATCTAATGGACAAGTGTGGACGTGGGGATATAACATAGCAGGCCAGTTAGGTGATCAATCTACAACGAGTAGGTCTTCTCCTGTTCTTGTAGTAGGAAGTCATTCGTTCATTCATGTAATAATGGGTGAATATATGTGTGCTGCCTTGAAGGATAACGGACAACTATGGACGTGGGGGCTCAACAATGGAGGTCAACTAGGTGATCAAACTACTGCGAGCAAATCTTCTCCTGTTCTTGTGGTAGGCGGATATTTCTTTGTTGCAATGTCAGTTGGAGCAGGTGGAACTGCTGGACAATCTCATTGCGCTGCACTCGATGCTGAAGGACGAGCATTTTGCTGGGGTTGGAATGATTACGGGCAGTTAGGAGACCAATCTCGTACAAGTCGCTCTTCACCTGTTTTTGTGGCAGGCAATCATTCTTTCATTCAAATTTATTGTGGTTTGCGATTTACCATCGGATTAAAAAGTAACGGAGAGGTTTGGGCATGGGGTGATAATACTATCGGACAATTAGGAGATAATTCTCGTACAAGTCGCTCTTCTCCTGTTCTGGTGGTTGGTAGTCATTCATTTACTCAGATATATGCAGGATACGCTTTATGTGCTGGACTTAAGGATAATGGCGAAATTTGGTGTTGGGGTAATAATAGTGTAGGACAGCTAGGTGACCAAACCATTGTGAGTAAATCTTCTCCTGTTCTTGTTGTGGGGGGTCATACATTTGTTGAGGTTGCAATAGAACGGTCAACTGTGCACGGTTTGAAATCAAATGGTCAGGTATGGGTTTGGGGGTACAATGGATATGGACAAATAGGTGACTATACAGCAACAGATAAGTCTTCACCCGTTTTAGTGGTAGGAAGTCACGTTTTTTCTCACTTATGGAATCAACCTACTTATCCAGGAATAGTTTTTGACAGTTCATCAAATTCCAATGGAGGAGCCGTCAGCTCCTTAACATGGGCGCATACAATAGGTGGCGGAACTAATAGGATGCTTTTTGTGCTTATTTCTTTGGAAAATACGGTAGAAAGAACTATAACAAATGTAACCTATAATGGAGTGGCTTGCACTTACCTTGATTACCGTTGGGCAGGCACAGCAGTAGATGTATTAGCAACGATATGGTATATGCCTGAAGCGAATTTACCTGTGGCAGGAACGTATGACATTGTAGTTACGATAGACGCCGCACTTGATAGAGGCATTGTTGCTGGAGGTATATCTCTGGCAAATGTGGAACAAATTGTACCTTTTAGTTTTGCCAGAAATTCTACAACAAGCGGCACATATCTCCAAACAGCTTTTGATACTGTTAAGGATGGAGATTGGGTAATAGATGTAATGACACAGGGTAATAATTCGTCTTTAACACCTGATGCTGGACAAATTTCAAGATGGGATGTTGCAGGTGGTGCCACTATGCAAGGAGCTGCAAGTACAAGAAAAGTTGATACGCAAGGAACAGTATATAATGGATGGACTCATACTGTTGCTACAGCGGGGGCGACAGATATAGTATCAGTTAGTCCTTTTTATAGTAAGCTTGCGAGACATGGATTTTTTGAACTTGGTTGTAATTTCTAAAAAGGTAATGCTAAGATGTAATTTTTAAAATCATAAATTGTTAATGTAGAGAAGTATATAAATTTATATGCAAATTAAATTATCAATCATCATTCCTACGTATAATCATCTTAATGATGGTCTTAAATTATGTTGTGACAGCATTGTTCGCAATACAGATTTTAAAGATTATACAATTGAAGTAATAGTTGTTGCTAATGGTTGCACAGACAAGACAGAAGATTACGTGCTCTCTCTTGGTACTCCTTTTATACTTCTTTCTTATCCACAAGCGTTAGGTTTTTCACAAGCAGTTAATAAAGCGCTGGCAGTTGCTACAGGTGACTATATTATTCTACTTAACAATGACACCATGTTACTTGACAATTCTATTAAAAATGTATGGATAAATATATTGTTAGAACCGTTTTTGACAGATAGTAATTGCGGGATAACAGGACCAATCAAACAATATGTGGCTGAAATGAGTAATTATTTTCTAATATTTTTCTGTGTGATGATTTCAAGAAAAGTATTAGACTCGATCGGTTGTTTAGATGAAAGTTTTTTATCTGGTAGCGGAGAGGATGTAGATTACTGTATTAGGGCGATGCAAAAAGGATTTAAAATAATTCAAGTTCCGCAAAATAAAGAAATTAAAAATGTAGGTGATAAAATGATAGGTGAATTTCCCATTTATCATACTGGAGAATTGACTGTTAATGATTTGCCTAATTGGCAAGAGACGTTTAACAAAAATATGAAAACAGTGTTTGAGAGATATAAAGTCAAATATATGAAAGTTGCTGTGATAACGCCTTTATATAATAATGAGAATCAGATTATAAATGCTATTGAATCTGTTAAAAATCAGAATGTGCAGATTGGGACACAAATAACTCATTATATTTACAATGACGGCAGTACTGATAAATCACAACAGATAGTTGATGATTATATTTTGAATAATCATGACATTAGAATAGTATTTTTAAAATCTAATAAGCGAGAAGGTCAAAGTCATGCAAGAAATGCATTAATAAAAGAAGCATTTAAAACAACTGATGGTCCTTTTTGGATAGCATTTCTTGATGCTGATGATGAATGGCATTATAATCATTTGGATAATGTGACTCTTTTAGGAAATGACAGTGATGGTTGTTATAGTCGGCCGTATTGTCACGATGGAGAAATTCAGGTGTTTCCATTTGGAATAGTTGCACCTCATCAATTTATAGGTAAGCAGCTAGAGCATAACAATTTTATCTGGATATCTGGAATGATTGTTAAATCACAATGTTTTGAAAACGGTGCTGAAGAATTTGATAGCAATCTTGATGGTTTAGAAGACTGGGACATGTGGTATAGATTATATAAAAAAGGATGCAAATTCACATTTATAGATGATATCACATTTAAATATCTAGTCAGCGCAAGTGGCGCAGCTGCAAAGTCAAATGAAAAATTAGATAAATTACGAACGAAACATGGATTTAGTCTCCAACAAATTAACTTAAATATTGCTTGCGGAGAAGATTATCAGCAAGCTTATATTAATTGTGATCTTTATCCGTCGCAAGCAGCAAAAGTTGATACAATTTTTGATGTTAGAAAAATTCCGTATGATGACAATACTGTAGACACTATAAGAGCATTTTACATCATAGAACATTTTGATTTTCATGAGGGACAAAAGGTGTTGAAAGAATGGTGTCGCGTGTTAAAGCCTGATGGCAAATTAATAATCGAGACGCATGATTTTTTAATGACGTGTAAAGCTTTTGTAGAGTCAGATGAGGTCTCTAGACTTAATTTGTATAATAATTTCTTTGAACTTCCATGGGTTGTAGGTCAAACTCATAAGTTTTTATTTACTGAAACACAATTAATGATAGAATTACAATGGGCAGGGTTTAGACAATGCGCAAGAATTGCGCCGACATCTCGTCGTGCATTAGAGCAGCCTGCTGGTTTATTTTTAGCTATAGAAGCTTGCAAATAATAGGAATGTCAATGTTATTTGTGTCATAAAAAATAATAATACTTGCTTACTGCATTCCCACAAATCATCAATTCATCTTCTTTTATAAATCGTATTTATTTACAAGGGTTTGTGGCGTAATCTAATTTTAAATGGACGGTATAAAATGTGGAATAAAACAAATTGGTTTGACGTAATAGGCACTGACATTGCAAGAGTGACTATTGCAGCAGGTGGCGTTGCGGCGGGAAGAATTGATTGTACTTTACCATCATATATAAAAATTTCAGTAAGAGTGTCTGTCACATTTGATGATGTGCCTGATGGTGATACTATAATCAATTTATATGATATAGACCAGAGTGGTGGAGCAAACAAACCTGATACTATTCCGATGTATTCGCAACGAGTGAATAGACAGTCGCTTACTGAAAAAATAATAACAATACCGAATTTAGACGTGATGGCTCTTGATAATATAAAGGTAGAAGTAGTTAATGAGAACAGCACACAAGTTATCTGGGTTTGGGTGTCTGCTATTGCTGCTAACAATTAGGAGTAAAAATGCTTAGATTGCGTGGTGCGTCATTAAGAAGATTCAATCATTTTTCTCGCGGATTGATTGGAGTATGGGTCTGCGATGAACTGACAGGGTCTGTTATATACGACAGTACAGACAATCAAAGTGACGCAATTATTAATGGTAGTCCGTCATGGATAGCGACAACAGAGGGTAATGCACTTTATTTAGACGGAAGCACACAGTTAGAGATAACTGCAGATTCTATAGATCTTCCGACAGATGGTTTTTCTATATTAGTAAAAGTGCTGCCGTCTCGGACTGGAGCTGCAGAAGCTATTTGGTCAGCTGAAAATACATTAACTGATAGACATAGTTTACTTTATAGAGATATTACAGACATATTTCATGTATCATTAGGTGATGGCATTAATGTTGAAGATCTTGCATTTTCACAGATATCAACTAAAGATGAATGGGCAGATATAGGTCTGACATGGGATTTTTCAAATAAAGTATTACGGGGATTTAGAAATGGATTTGAAGATGCTATAAGCACATTTGATAATAAGTTACAGTCAGCAATCTTTAATCCTTCAATAATTGGTGGACGATCGATTGCACCGTTTAACAATTTTCAAGGCGCAATATCATTTATTTATTTGTGGAATAGACAATTAGAGAAATCTGATTTTAGATATTTACATTCAGATCCTAATGCAATTTTTGATAATAAAGTTGTAATGTGGGCTTTGTTTGATAGTTATTTCCAAGCACAAGTTTTATATTATCCCGGCAGCGAGATTGAATCGACAGGTGTTAAAATTGGTATTGGTGAAGGTTCGTTGACCTATCCAGGATCGACGATGTCATCAGTTAAGGGCAAGTCTAATGTATTAATTTATGGTGGATCACAAATTATAGCTTCTGGTTATAAGATCGGTGAAGGTTCTTGCATATTAATTTATAGTGGATCGGAAATTGAAGCTTTTGATGAATGCTCATATGAATTTAGTTTCTTGATACCGATCTACTTTTCAGTTAACAGTCAACCATTTGATCCTTATTCAGTCAAGTATACAATTTATGATCCTAAAGGAAATACAGTTAGTGGTCAAGTGGATCGTGTGGCCATGAGAAATGGCCCAGGTCATTATTATGCAGATTTTGCTTGGATGAATATATCTGGCATTAAAGTTGGAACGTACAAAGTTATATGGGTAGTTCAGCAAACATTATATTCACAATTGATATCAAAAGCTGATGATATTTCAGTAATAGCAGCACGGAGTGAAGCATGTGCAGCGGCATCAGTAGCTACGGGTTACAATCCATTGAATCAGCAAACTGGTACTTGTAATTCTCCGGGTGCTGGTGGTGACTGTAATTCTAGTGGTACATGTAATCAATTCACAGGCGCGATGCAATCATTATCTTGGCGGCCGTAAGGAGCAAATATGAACGCTTTAAGACGTGGTGACACTACAACACGTGACAATTTGAACATTTTTATTTATGACAAATTGAACAGGTTAAAAGATCCTTATAGTATAGCTTTTGATTTGTACGATTTATCATCTGGTAGTGCTGTTTTGATTGGTGGTCCTAATAGAACACCTATAAAGTTTGGCGTAGGCAGTTATTTTGCTCCATGGCAAATACCTGATAATGAAAACATGGGACTTCATAAGATTGTTTGGAAATTAAAAGAGACAGCTACTAGCAGTGAATTAACTAATTCTGAAGAATTTGAGGTTGTTTCTAAATTAACAGTTGTATCTGAAGAATTTCCTGAGACTGTCAAACGGTTAATTCATAAGTTAAGATGCAAATTGAGAGATGTTAATCCTGACAGAGATTATCATTTTGCACCGCCAAGTAGTGAACAAGAAATTGCAGGTTTTACTGAGACTAGAGGATATAAATGGCCTGACGATCAATTGGTCAATCATTTAGAAGATGCATCAAATTATGTGAATTTATATCCGCCCGCAACTGAATATGACTTGTTGTCATATCCCTCTGCATGGGAGCCATTAATGTTATTAGAGGCTCAAGTATATGCACTTTATGATTTAGCGATACTTTGGGCAGGCGAAGAATTTAATTACAGTCTGTCGGGTATATCATTAGATATTAGACGATCAGATAAATATTCTGGATTTGCTAATCAAATTCAAAGTATGGTTGATAAGCAATTGGAAATGGCAAAAAAGAGGATTAAATGTATTGTTGGTTTGAGACAAGATAGATATACTTACTCAAGAGGTGCTGCACTTGGACCCTGGACAGCTGGACAGAACATTAAGAGGTGGACAGGTTCAAGATTCAATAGGATAATGATCGGGTAAAATATGAAGTATTTAGCTACAATTCAATCTGAGTTTTTAAAATTTGCTGTTGTTTTTCCGTCACAACGTGCTTATGATGAATATCGTAAAGAACATCCAAAAGCAGATATGAGTAGACATTCTATTCAAAGGCATGAAACAATTGGTACTGAACGGCACACATTAGGTCAGTCGAGCATTTTAACGCCCGACAGAGGCTGGGTTTATTTTGACCAAGATGATGAGGGTCGAAAAGAATTAGAAGAGGAACGAACAAGAATAACATCTTTTTTGAGGCATGAAAGATGAAACATCTAGCTAAAATTCAGACAGAGTTTTTAAGATTCGCAGATGATATGAGTGGTGAAGTTCATAAAGAACGTGAAAAGAGAGTTGAATTGTCAGAAGCGCCGCCTGAAATTAAAGACGTGCAGCCGACGATTATTAAGCAAGGCATGTTAAGAGAAGTTCGTGATGATGTAAAAGACAAATCAATTGCTTATTCTAGAATTAGAATGAAGCAAGAATACGGTAAAGAGCCTGCATACAGTTTGGGCGTTAAAAATTTACCGTTGCAACAAGAAGCAGAGACTGAAATATCAAAACAAATGTTTGATTGTTTTTATCCTGATAATTTAGATAAGCCACAAGAGAAAAAAAGATATTCATTGTCTAATGGTTGGGATGTTGACATAGTAGATGATGGTGGTATTTATGCAGAATATGAGCACGGTAAAGATGAGGATGTTGAAGTGCCGTCTCATTGGAAAGTTGTATGAAACATTTAGCAGTGATTCAGGCTGAATTTTTAAAATGTGCTCGAAAATGGGATGATTTAACAGTAGATGAGCAAAGGATATATTTAAAAAAGCATCCTAAAAGTAAGAAAAGATTGACAGCAAAGCAATCTGATAGCAATAATGATGTGAAAGTTATTGACGGCAAATTAACAAAAGAAAATGGGTTAGATGATTTGCCAGATATTTTAAGATTGAAAGGTTTTATTTTTCGTGGTCATTCGCCTAATGAATCTATTACAGGCGTCTTAAGGGGGCAATCATGGACGCCTGAACTTGCTGTTGCTAAAATGTTTTCTGAGGGTAAAATAACTAAACGAAAAGTGGATTTAGTATTATATAATCAAAAGTCTGGTTTTGGGACTGAAAAAAATGAAGAAAAATTAAAACGAATGGGTTGTAATGGTGTGATTTTTGATATTACAAACGATATGGGTGAAGATTATACAGGATATGCATCAGAAGTGAATGTGTTTGATGATAAAATTGATAGTGATATAGAATGGAAAAAGACTGCCACTGGTGGTTTTGTTGGTCAGAGCGGAGATGTAATATGGAAAATAAGAGACGTGTCAATGGGTGATAAAAAAATGTTCTGGGTATATTGGAGTTATATAAACAAGCAAGGACATTTGGTTAATGTAAGTCGTTATACTCCAGGAAGTTATGGTGACAGTGTCCATTTTCTAACAGTTAAAGATGCTAAAGAATTTGTAGAAAAGCTGATAGTAGAAAAGGGGAATCCTAAACATCCATGAAGCATTTAATAAAAATACAGACTGAAGTTTTTAAAATAGCTAGTGTGCTTAAAGATGTTAAACGAGCAAAGGGCGAGCTGTCGATATTTTTGGGTGGTGACTGTACTAATAATAAGTGGCGTGAAGAAATAAAAAAAGAATTTGATAAGATTCATTTTATTGATCCATACGATAAGCATTGGGATACAGAAAACATATATGACGAATGTACAGGTTTATTATTATCTCGATATGTTATTTTTTATAAAGGCGGTGATTTGACAAAAAATGAAAAAGATTTTTTGACAAACATTAGTAAGAATTTCAAGTCATTTGACAATCTAACAGATCTTAAGAAGTATTTAAGAGTCATAACTCAGTTAAAGGACGAGTATGATGCAATTAACAAACTACACCAAAAGGAGGTAGTGCTATGAGACGTTTGCTTGCTTGTTTGATGGTTGTTGTATTTGCTGTTGCGGTGTCAGCTGATTCGGTTGCTATCGTAAAGCCAGCTGTAACTACTGTTCAGCCGGTAGTGAAGGCAGTTGTTGCGACTGCTGTTGCGACAGTCAAGGATGCTGCTGCAAAAGCAGAAGTTAATGTTAAAATTCCTGATTCATCAATAACTGCTGACACATTAATGAACAATGCTAGTGCAGTTGTTAATGCTGTCAAGGGCATGAAGACAGGTGCAGTTACATTGATTCTGTTGATTGCAGCATTAATTAAATTGCTGGTATCAGTTTTGAAATTTCCGGCATTAGCAAAAGCATTTGACACGCCTAAAGTGAAGCCGTTAAAGCCGTATATTGCATTAGCAATTGGTATCTTGTCAGGCTTTGCTGCAAGTGCGTCGCTTGGACAGCCTGTAGTTACTAGTATAATAGCTGGTTTGACTGCTGGTTTCGGTGCGACTGGAATACACGAAACATGGAAGTCGGTTAGAGGAAAGAATGCATAATGGTTGAGAGATGCAAAATTATTGCAGTTGATTTTGACGGAACGATTGTGAAGTATGAGGAGGACGCACACCTATTGGAGGAGTTCGTCCTCCTTCCTTATGCAAAAGAAACTATAGCATGGATGTATGAAAATTTTTATACGATTTTATGGACATGCCGTTGCGGGCAGCCATTGCAGAATGCTTTGCGATTTCTTGAAAGAAATGCTATTAAATTACATTCAGTAAATGAAAATGCGCCGTTTTTAGATTTTCAGACGTCAAAAAAAATATATTTCGATTATTGTGTTGATGATAGATGCAAAGTAGTAAATTGGTTGCAAATAAGAGATTTTTTACAAATGAAATTTTTAGATCCTACTGAAGCCATTATAAACAATATTTTGAGGTCAGATAATGTTATATTTTGACGGACATGCACCAGTAACAGGTGCTATTGACATTCAAAGAACAACCCCAATTTATTTTGAAATTTGGGCTAATGAAGGATCTATTGCTAATAAAAATAGCATTAATGTGATAATTAATGGCAGCAATGCCATAGTTAATGGGTTATTTCAGATAAATTTTTCAGGTTCAATACTTGATGCGCCCAGAGGATATGATGTCTATATAACGCACACTGCTATCTTTAATAGAGGCGCTATCATACCAGTGGCGATTAGTGTTAAAGACAGCAATGATATTGAATATAAAGATGATTATTCTTTTACAATTATTGTTGATGATACAGTTTCGCCTGCTGTTATTGCAAATCCAAAAGGTAAATTGTATGCATCTGCGCAGGATGTGTCGCTAATAAGTAGCAAACCAAATACAAATGTTTATTATACCATTGACGGCTCGATGCCTGACACAAGTTCTTTTTTATATTCTACGCCGGTTCATATTGCTACGACTACAACATTAAAGTTTTTTGGTATTGATGAAGATGGAAATAAAAGCTCATATTACATAGAAGTTTATAGATTTACTGCTATAACGAGCGATACAACTGCGCCTATAACCATTCCTAGCGTAGTAGAAGGTACGTATGATATTCTATCGTCTGTTACATTAACATCAAATAAACCTGCAACGATTTATTGGTCATTAAACGGTGCCAATCCTACAGTCACTAGTTATCAAAATAAAGATACGTCGCCTGTTGTAGTTAATTTGCAAACAGGAATTAATGCGTTGAGATTTTTTGCAGTTGATCAGTTTAATAATGTTGAAGCGTTGAAAGTTGCTACATACAGCATACAACAAAAAGAAAATAATGTTGTAGTAAGGAATGTATTTGTGTCAATTCCTTATATTAAGAATACTTTGGATGTTTGTTGGGACGATATGATGCCAATTGAATCTGGAATTATAGGTTATAATGTTTATCGTTCTCAAGTTGGACCGCGTGATATACTTAAAAATATAACATCACATGAAATAATAACGACTGATCAAGTATATACAAGAGAAAGTCACACATTTTTAAGAATAAATCAGCAAATAGTCACTACTACATTTTATCGAGATAAATGGATTAATCGTATTGTAGTGCAAGAAGATGTGTCAGATCAATTTAGATTTAAATCGCCAGTAGATGCGTCAACAAATTTTGAAGGTCAAATTGTTAATGCTAATCAATGGGAATTGATTGATACTGATAGGATATTCAATCAATCAGGCGGTTTAAATTTTGTTGATGTTTACGGTAACAATCGTGAAGCAACATTTCAATCAAAATTTAGACTTAAAAATGATTTTAATATTGAATCAAGTTATGAACTATTAGTGTGGCCTGTAACTGATGCTCTTTACATATCAGAAGCAGCTTTTATAGTAGCTTATGATGATTTTACTCATATTAAAATTTCAAGAATACGGCATGAATCATTTGATGAATATGTGAGTCAATTAGTTGTTAATTCTCAAGTGATTAGTGAACGACATGTTGGTACTACAGATTTAAGTGGCAAATTTATGATTAGCAGATCAGGATCTGACGTCACGACATTTTATTATGATGGCATTAATTGGATATTAATGGAATCATATTTAAGCTTTTCAAAATCTGATTTGCAAGTTAAATATTATGCTAAAAGTTCTAATACTGTTGTAACTGTCAGATTTGCAGATTTCACATTATCATCAGGTCAAGCTTACTTGCCATTAATAACTGATCCTAATGCTCAATACTGCATACAAGTACAACATACACCAATTGTTAATGACAATGTTGAAAATAGAGAATATAATATATATACTGACAATACAGATGATGTAGAAGTATTAGTTGATGGTAAAAAGGCTTTTGTAAAATCTGTTGACGGCATAAAAGGTGTAATCATTTTAGATACTGAAAGAAAACATGATGACGTGTTAATGCGATGGATTGAACCGATTATACCGACAACTGAGTCGATTGTGACCGTTACATATAAGTATATCATCAATTCATTTAGGATGAATTTAGCCAGGTCACCGTTTTATAAAGTTACTTGCGTCTTAAGTGACGGTAGTGAGACTAGACTTGAATGGTGCGCATCTGCTACAGTCGAACCTGATAAGCTCGACTATATGTATATTGAAGCTATACGCAGAAATGCATGGTTGTTAGATCAAGCAGGTGAAAGAGTGATGTTGTTTATTCGTAAGACGACTGGACAAAAATGCACATGTTATGTGCAAAATGAAAGAACGCATAAACAGCCACAGATTGGTCCTTGCAAGAAGTGTTGGGGCACAGGTTTTGTTGGAGGGTATGAGGGTCCTTATGAAATGAAAATTGCGCCATGTGAAGTAGAACAGAAAATTAATATGACAGATCGAGGAATGAAATTAGATGCTGTAGAGAATACATGGACAAATATTACGCCGACTTTAACTCAGCGTGACTTTTTATTACATAGGTCTAAAATGATGATATACGCAGTTGGTCCTGTCAGATATCCTGAAGTTAGAGGCGTGGCAGTACAACAGCATTTTCCAATAGAGCACGTCGATACGACAGACATACGATATGAATTTGTTCAGTCTTTGAATTTGTTTAAGTATGCTCAACGAGTTGGTTTGCGACCGCCATTCGAACATTATACTGAAGATCAGGGTAAGTTCATACAAAACGGTGAGATTACTGAGCATGATAGATTGCGGACTGATAAAGCTCCGGATTATGATGATCCGAAAGGACGAACGATTACGTTTGAAAATATAGAATTTTAAAAATAGGTAATCAGAGATTGATAATCTTGCTTATTAAAAAAGGAGTGACTTATGTCATACGTTCAGACAGCTGAAGCAAAGATTAGACAGCAAGCATATGAAGACGGCATTAGATTATTATCTAATGTTGACACTTTTCATGAGACTAGTAAACTGACGTTGGCTCAATCTAGAGCCATAATTGAAGGTACTTTTAATAACAATCCTCAAGCATTAATGATTTATCCTGTCAAAACAGCAATAACAATGGCTGTAGCTGATACTATTCAATTGTCAGCACTATTATATAGAGGAAAGATTACAGGTTTTAATTATACGCCAGATAATTTGGCACAAGATGCTACTGGCTATGCTTTGTGGAAGACTAATCCAACGCCCACGTTAGTACTTTCTGTATTGCAAGGTTTAGTAACTGGATTAGTAGCAGGGACAGTAGATGTTTATGCTAAAGTCGGAGATTTTGAAACAGCAAGAATAACCATAACGGTGGCATAACATGACAGAAGTTGTAATCGCTCCTTGTCGCAGACTAGGCGTTAATAGAAGCACATCTATTAACGATATACCTCATTTGCCTTTGGGTCCCAGTGTGGCTCATGTAACTAGGGCATTTAACGATGATGTGCAAGCGACTGAATATAAAGGGCCTTATATTAAAGATGCGCATGCTAGGGATGACAATTTTAGGGAGCAACAGCAGATTATTGAGACTCGCACATTAGTAGGAAAAAAATCAGATGTAGTTGCGACAGAAGATTTTGATTTAAGTGCTATGAGAAAATATAATGATAAGAATGCTCAAAGAACGACTGAGCAGGAAATGAGAGTTGAAAAGGAATCTCATTATAATTTGATGTCATTGCCTTTTACTACACCTGACAAATTTGTAATACCACAATGATATTGCGAGTCCGTAGATTATTATTAAAGCCGGATATTATAAGACTAAATCGGCATCGCATAAAAGAGAATGATAGAAAAGTTTTTTATAACGTTGTAAGAATGATGAAATTACCTATTGATGACAAGATTGTGCAAGATTTGTATTGTGCTATAAAACGCGGTGTTAAATTATTAAAGACTAATAATGTCATACTTTTGAACTTGTCGTCAGTGATTAAAAATAAATTTAATTTGAGGATTATCAAATGCGATTAAAAGTTCATTCAGTAAAGTTTAACGCAGAGGAATTAAAAAAGAAGAAGAAAGTAATATTTGGTAAAATTGCACGTAAAGGGGTAAAGATTTTTAGACAAGAAATAAAAAAGAGACGACTGATTAACAGAGGAAATTTAATAAGAAGTGTCGGTGCAACAATTCAAAAAAACGGTGTAAGATTTGACATTGACGCTGATTATGCAGGAATATTAAATAAGGGCGTCAAAAAGCATAAAATGCGATATTTGACTAATAAAGGTCCAATACCCATTATAACTAGAGGAAAGACAATATTTCGTATTGCTACTAGCAAAAGTATGTTGCAATCAGGTAAATGGATGCACCCAGGATTTAAACGAGGTAAAGCATTTTTTGATGACGGAGCAACTAAAATTAAAGAATTTAGTCGCGAATTAATTAGCGAGAGTTTAACATGAATGTGTCACTTTGTGAAAAAATATGGTTTGATAACACAAGAGCATTAATACCGGAATATATCCGTGTCATAGGTCGCGTCGTAGGCCAAGTGTTCATAAAAGACATTAATCGTACAGTGGCATATAACACTGTTGTCGACATACCTGCGAGTGAAGCAAGGGTATCAAAAGATTTATTGAATTCGATACACAATAAATGGGTTGATGTAGTTTATGGTAAAGAATATTTGCACGGCAAAGTGTCTGTTAGACCGATTGACGGCAGTGACTATCAACAACAGATGCCGCAAGTGATAGTGCAACAACAACAGCCAGATATGACAGACATAAAGAATTATGTTTCGACAGAGATGCAAAAGACTATGACAGCCATTGCACAGGTTTTAACAGAAGTTAAACGATTACAGCCAACGAATGTTACAAACGTTAATATAGATAAAGATTCAGTACAAACTATAGCACAACAGATAATTGATAATTTGCCGACAAACAAATCGGAGAAGAAAATTGAAGAATCGCAAAATGTGTTTATCAATTTGAATGAAGATAAAGATTTGCGCACTAATATTGAGGAAGGTAAGTTGGGCGCTGTGACAACGATGGAAGGTAAAAAAGCAAGAAACGTTGTATCAAAATTAAAAAATATTCAAACAAAAAAAGGAGATTAAGTTATGGAAACAAAACCTGTAGAAGCAAAACCGGTGGAAAAAAAGCCGACAAAGAAAGATGAAGTTAATCGTAAATCAGGCATCGGATTAGACGTCGGCACTGCATTTATTAATACTGCTACGATTGATGCAGCAGATGAAATTAAAATTCATTCGCAGCGTGATGCGTTTTTTGATATTGAGAATGATAAATTCGCTCGTAACATGCTAAAAGCTAATGATGCAAATTACATTGAGTCTGATGACGGTAAATTATTATATGTTGTTGGTCAAGAAGCTGTTAATTTTGCAAATGTTTTTAAAAGAGAAATTCGTAGGCCGTTACAAAAAGGTGTCATAAGTACGAGAGAGCCTGAAGCACTTTTAATGATAAAAACTATTCTTAAGAGTATTCTTGGCAAGCCTCATTGTGAGAATGAAATTTGCAAATTTTCAGTTCCGGCAGCACCAATTGATGCAGACCATAATGTGATTTATCATGAAAATGTTTTAAAATCTTTTATTGAATCTTTTGGTTTTAAAGCACAGTCTGTGAATGAGGCGCAGGCGATTTGCTATTCTGAACTAGATGATGAAAAATTTACTGGTTTAGCAATAAGTTTTGGTGCAGGTATGGTGAATGTTTCACTTTCATATATGGGCGCAGGGTCTGTGGAATTTAGTATTTCACGAGGCGGTGATTGGATTGATGAAAATGCCGCAAAGGCTATTGGTGAACGAACAACAAGAATGACTGCAATAAAAGAAGTTGGTATGGATTTATTAGCGCCAAAAGATAGACATGAAGAATCAATTGGTATTTTTTATCGTAATTTTATTGCGTATGTTGTCAAGTGTTTTGAAAAGAAATTAGTTGAAACATCAAGTGTTCCTGAATTTCCTGAACCTATTTCAATTATTCTTGCAGGAGGAACTTCACTTGCAAAATCTTTTGATAAAGTTTTCAAACAGGAGATTGAAAAAATTAAATTGCCGTTTAAAGTAAAACAGATTAAATTAGCTGAAGATCAAATGTTTGCAGTAGCTAAAGGTTGTCTATTCGCGTCATTGGCTGAATATGAAGAAGAATAAAAAATCTAACATTAGGAGGTTATTATGCCACGAGGAGACGGAACAGGACCGATGGGTCAAGGACTATTAACGGGTCGAGGTTTAATGGATGGAACAGGACCTCATGGTAGAGGATTAGGTCGAGGTAGAGGACGACGTTTATGTGACGAACAAATAACAAATAATGAAAAAATTGTTAATCGTGTGTTAAAAGAAGCAGGCATGACAGGCATTGACAAACAAGCAAAAATGTTTGATGTTGATGATCTTGTTGTGATGGTGGATCAAGTACAAGGGCTAAATAAGGGATCTATTTATAGAGTTATAAATAATGCTCCAAAGCCCGGCTATATTACTATTGCGTCGTTTGATCCGTCAGAACCAGAAAGAAAAACATTGACACCTATTGGTGATTTTTCTGTTGACAGATTTGTTAAATGGAACAATGAATATTAAGTAATTATGAATAAACATGATAAACGCGATGATTTGAAGAAGATATGAATATTAAAATTGATTCAAGACGGAAATAATATACCATTAATGATTGAACAGGAAGATCTAGCATGTACTACCGCATCACTAATGTTATAAAAAAGAGAATTATTGAAGAATTACAAACACTATTTAACGATCATCCAGTGTTTGGGAATGGCCAATTAGTCATCACTAATAAGTTTCAATTCGAAGAGCGGCCAAAATATGCTATTGTCGTTAAGGCTGCAAGTGCTGATTCTGTGAAATTGTCATTAGATAATTACAAGGGTATTATTTCATCTTATACTACGTTGGCAAATCTTAAAAATACTCCAGGACGTATGATAGAGTGGGTCAGAGAAGATATAGCAAATGTAAAAAATTTAGTTAAACCTGGATTTTATGTTGTACAAATGGTTGATGATAAAAAGTTTATTGTTGAGCCATATTTAACTGTGGCAGATGAAATCTTGGAAATTGAAACTGATGCTTTTAAGCACGCGTATTTAAAGCATCAAAAGATCAATCCTAACAGCGAACAAATAATTTCTGAAACTGCAAGATTGTTGCAGAGGAACGAGCATTATACAATTGACAACGTCACAGGTGAAATTACATTTTTGAAGTCAATAGATGATTTTGGACAGTTAACAGCAGACTACCAGTACATTGGTGTACAAACAGGTCCATTTGATGCTGATTTTGAGATGGCTTATAATAATGTGATTCCCGGTGTGATTTTGGCTTTTGGCAATTTTCTTAATAAGGGAGGCATACAAGTAGTTGTTGTTTATCCACAACGTGAGGAAGTGGCAAAATCATATGCAGGTAAGTGGAAGATAACAATAAATTTGTCGACTGTTGCTCAAGACACAAATACTCAAGAACAGTTAGCAGATCTTGCAGTCATGTATCTTTGGTCAGTATTACAAGATAAGTTAGTTGATGAAGGCATTTATATTGAACAATTTAATATCTCAGGAGAGTCTGAAGAAGAAGAAGTAAAAACAGCTAATGAATTATCATTCAATGCTGATGTCTCATTTGATGTCAACGTTGATTGGGAAGCCTGCCAACCTATCCTCGGTGTTATTAAGCGCGTGTTTTTAAATCGTATTGAAGACTTTGGTCAATACGATGACGCGGAAAATGAAGTAAGAAGTATGCGGCGAGTAGATGCAACTCAGAGGGGTGTGGATTACAAACTCGGTTTACAACCAGTTGAAGATCTAACACCGTATGTCGTGCGACCTGTGCAAAAGTATTTAATCAGGTCTAGCACAGAGGTCTAAAATGGATGATGAAAAATTACTTAACGAAGCTTTGGATGAAATGAAGACTCATCCGATAGACCGTGACGACATAACTGAAAATGCGTACGCTGATACTTATCGGCAAGAAATCAAAAATTGGCCGAAGTATACTGATCCGATGAAACAGCGCGAACAATAATAGCTTTTTATCATGTGTTTATCTTTCTAATAATTTTGTTACTAAAGTTATCATTATAAAAGGAGCAGGTCAAGTGAACCCAGCTACAGCATACGTCGGCGATTATTCGTTCTCTCTTGACGACCTTACAAGTAATGCTAAAAAAAGGTATGTCATGGCTGTTCAGCGCGGCAAACCCGTGCTTGACAAGGAATTAACAGAAATTGATTACCGTCAACTTGATTTTCTAAGAAGGTACTTAGAAAGAAATGTCGGTGATGGAATACTTGACGGTGACAGAACTGCGACGTCATACATTACGTCATCTACGTCGACTACATCATTGACAATTGCAACAGGCGCTCAGACATTGACAATTGGCATAGGATTAGCTTTTTCAGCTAGTAAAACTGTTATAATAATGCATGATTCGTCCAATTACATGCAAGGAACAATAACATCATATAATCCGGGCACTGGTCAATTAGTTGCAAATATTACATCAATTATCGGTTCGGGTACGTATATTGTTTGGGATGTTACTTGTGATGAAACTTGCCCGGGCCGCTCATGGAGGATCGAAGAAAGTACTGTAAGTAATGTAAATAATTTTGTTGTTAAAAGTGACACTGTTACAAAATCAACGACATCGTGGCTAATTGGTGCTGGCAGTAAGACGTTTACAGTTGAATTTGGATTGTCGTTGGACATTAATAAAGGTGATATAGCTCCAGCATGGTATAATTATAGAGCACAAAGAGTTATTGTGTCATATGATTCATCAAATTATATGGAAGGCACAATAACAGCATACAATCGTGATACTGGTGCATTAGATATAAATGTCACATCTGTAGTAGGTTCAGGAACGTATGCTAGCTGGACGATCAACTACGGAGTTGACAAGCCTGCTATATTAGTTGTAAAAGGATATGCTCTTTTACTTTTTAATGATATCGAATATAATCAGCAAAATAATACTGGTTCTCTTGAAGACGACGATTATACAAATACAACAATACCTGTATTAGCACCTCCATTAGGAGGTACACGGGTTGATACTGTTTATGTAGACACATATCTTGCAGAAGTTAGTTGTGATATAGATTCTGAATATCAAGATGTGACATTAAAAGACGGAGATCTTGATATACAAACTGCTAATAGATTTAGAATAGTGCAAGACATTCTTGTAGCCGAGGGTACAGTTGACATTCCTGCTGATGGATTAGACGCAAATGATGTTTACCATAGATATTATAAGTTAGCTGAAATTAATCGTACTGCGGGCCAAAATGAAATTTATGCCGCAGATATAGTTGATAAGCGTACATATACAAATTCATTATTAAATCTGTCAAATGGAAAAGGCGAACTTGATGTTTATAATGCCACAGTAGAAAACAATTTGACAGTTCATGGAACTGTTGAAATTATTAACACTTCAGAACATAATGTTGGAAAACTGATTATAAACAATACTGCTCCGGGCACAGATGCTGCCACAATTAATAAATCAGACACAGGTAAGGCATTAGTAATAAATAAGGCTGACGATAGTGTTGCTGGCAATGCAGTTGAGGTTACAAATGCTTCAGCTGGTAGTGCGATAGTAGTGACTAATTCAGGTGGTGGTCATGCGATTGATATTGAACGAGGTGATATCTTTCTTAACATTACTAATGGTGCAGATTTAACATTTTCACCTGCTATTTCACCGGCAGGATATGATTCTCTTGTAGAACATGTGACAAATCAATATGCACTTCATGCACCGACAGGATTTATTAGCAGAAGTGCAACAGTATATGAAATTTCATTTACAGATTCAAGTCCCGCTAGAACGTTTGCAGTTTCAGGTCCTATAGGATCTGAAGGACCTATTTTTTACGTCAATAACAAACTTTTTGATAAAAGTAGTGCAAGTCCTGATACTATTACAATAGATAATCTTGAGGGTATTTGGTATTTTTATTATGATATAACTGGGACATTAAATCGCAGTCAAACAATCTGGGATGATACAATACACGCGCCTGTTGCATCTGTTTACTGGAGTGTTGGCGCAGCAACGCATATAAGTTTAGTGGACGAGCGTCATAGCACAATAATGGACGGTCAGACGCGTCTTTATTTAGATCAAACTCACGGTCTTCGTTATTATAGTGGTTTAGATGCAACATTTACAATAGGTGACGGTACTGCTGATACAGATGCTCAAGTATTGGTAAGTGCAGGAGCTGTTATTGATGATGACATTAAAGTAAATATTGTTGATTCTGCTACATCATATCCATATTATCAGACGTTAAGTCCCGCAGCTATCATGCCTGTTTTTTATCGAAGTAGTGTCGGTGTGTGGACGAAGAAGACAGCTACAACATATCCTGTGTACGAAAATGCAGGAGGATCAGGCAGAATTGGTTATGATAATCATCCTGTTGCTGCTGTTACTAGCGGTTGGTATACATCGACATTTATTTTTGCGACAAATGATATTAATGATCCAATAATTGCTATAATGGGTCAAAGTCAGTATTCTACATTAGATGCTGCTAAACAAGACAATTTCGATGATTTAGATTTAAGTAATGTACCATATAGTGAAATTAAGATTTTATGGAGAGTGATATATCAGACTAGTAATAATTTTACAAATACTATTAAGGCTAAAGTTGTTGATTATCTTGATTTGCGAGAAGTTTACGAAGTTCATCCCGCTTATGCTGTTTCTTTAAATACTACACACTTTAATGGACTGTCTACAGATAATAATGTTCAACAGGCAATTGAAAAAATAAGTAATGCTTTCGATCAATTAGAGGGTGGTGCTTATTTTGGCAAAGTGAAGGTTGCAGAAAATCAATTATATGTAAACAACGTGGGTAGTTCGTGGATACAACGTGCGAGCTCAAAAAATTGGGCTGATGCTGCCGCGTCAAGTGATGGTAGATATCAAACAGCTGTTGTAGCTGGTGCAGGTTATATTTATACATCTTCTGATTATGGTATAACATGGACTGTACGAGACAGTTCTCGCGACTGGATAAACATTACAATGTCAAGTGATGGAAAAATTCAAACTGCAGCTGTAAGCGGTGGATACATATACACATCAAGTAATTATGGTGCAAGCTGGATTCAAAGGGCTAGCGTTAACAGTTGGTGCGGCTTATCAATGTCAAGTGACGGAAAAATTCAAGCTGCAATTGTGGGTATCGGTTATATATACACGTCGTCTGATTACGGTGTAACATGGACACAGACGACTAGTGCGGCTCAGAACTGGACAGGTATAGCAATATCGTCTGATGGAAGAATACAGACAGCAACTATTTCTAACATCGCGGTTAGTTACATTTATACATCTGATGACTACGGTTTAACATGGACAGCAAGAGATAGTAGCAGATTATGGTCATGTGTGGCAATGTCAAGTGATGGAAGAATACAAACTGCGTGTGTTTTAGGCGGTCAAATTTATGTGTCATTTGATTATGGTATGACATGGACTGCAAAAGGTAGTAGTTTGTCATGGAGTGATGTTGCAATATCTTCTAATGGGCAGATTCAAGTCGCTTTTGTCGCAGGTCCTACTGGTTATATCTATGTGTCACAAGATTATGGTACGACATGGCAACAACGGGCAACGTTGCAAGCTTGGAGTGCCTTGGCTATGTCTAGCGATGGTAAAGTTCTAATTGCGGGTGTCTCTTCTGGATACTTATATGTATCTTATGCGGATAGTGACATTAATGGTAGTGTGGTAATTTCGGAATTTAGTGATGATAAAAAACGATCATTGTTATCAGTCGACCAGATGCAATTGTCACAATTAGAAGGTGATGCTTATTTTGGTCGTGTAGGTCTTACAGAAAATCAATGGTATGTAGATAATATTGGTAATATATGGACAGCAAGAGCTACTAGTCTTAACTGGCAAAGTGTAGCAATGTCAAGCAACGGTAAGTATCAAACAGCAGTTGTAGGATCAGAAAAAATATATACGTCGTCAGATTATGGTGCGACATGGACAGCTAGAGATAGTAATAGAGACTGGCGCGATGTCGCAATGTCAAATGACGGCAAAATACAAACAGCTGTTGTTAATAGTGGTACAATTTATGTTTCTTATGATTATGGATTGACATGGACTACAAAAGGCTCAAGTGCAAGTTGGCGAGCAGTTGCAATGTCGTCTGATGGTAGAATTCAAACAACTGTTGCTGATAGTGATACTATTTATGTCTCAAGTGATTATGGTATGACTTGGGCATCAAAAGAGTCAAGCAGAGCATGGATAGATATAGCAATGTCTAGTGATGGAAAAATTCAAACAGCTATTATGAGTACTTCAGGTCATTATTATAATTCTTATGATTATGGTACAACGTGGACTCAAGGTGCTGCTGCTGGAGCGCTTAGTAGTATCGTAATGTCAAGCGATGGTAAGATTCAACTTGTAGTTGCTCCTGCAAGACTTTATACATCATACAACTATGGCGTAACATGGACAGGAAGAGACACTGGAGCTTGGGCTAATGCAACTATATCTTCAAATGGCAGAATTCAGGCTGCCATTTCAAGTTCAGGAAACGTTTATGTTTCTATTGACTATGGAGTAACTTGGACGGCAAAGGGGCCGAGTGCAGCATGGACCGGTATTGCAATGTCGTCTGATGGTAGAGTATTGACAGCAACTGTGGGTTCAGCTGGTAAGATTTATGTATCATATGCTAAAAGTAGTATTAATGGTGAAGTTGCAATTTCTGACCTAACTGACAATAATAAACGGTCGTTATTGTCAGTCGACCAGATGCAATTATCAGAATTGGAAGGCGGTGCTTATTTTGGCCATGTAGGCATCACAGAAAATCAGTGGTTTTTGGATGATTTTGGTTTGACTTGGTTACGTGCAAATACAAGTGATCATCAGGACATTGCTGTTTCAAGTAATGGTAAATATCTTACAGCAATAGTTTATGGTGGTTTTATACACATATCGTCAAATTATGGTATAACATGGACACAAGTTGCCACTAGTTTAAATTGGTTGGGCATCGCGATGTCTAACGATGGTAAAATACAAACAGCTATTGTGCGCAACGGTCAAATTTGGACATCTACAGATTATGGTGCTACTTGGATAGCGAGAGATAGTGCTAGAGACTGGCAATGCGTGAGGGTGTCTAGTGATGGACGAATACAAGTTACTGTTACTGCAACAACCGACTATATGTATATATCTTATGATTATGGTGTTACATGGACTTCATTTAATAGTACCGGAAACCGTTATGGTTTAGCTATATCAAGCGATGCAAAAATACAGACTATTGTAACATCAACTTATATTTATGTTTCATTAGATTACGGTGTTACATGGACACAAAGAGGTTCAAGTCAATCGTGGATAAAGGTCGCAATGTCAAGTGATGGTAAACATCAGACAGCGGTTGCTGCCTCTGCTAATATTTACACATCTGCTGATTATGGTACGATATGGACCGCGCGAGATAGTTCTCGTAACTGGGTAAATGTTGCAATGTCAAGTGACGGTAGAATTCAGGCTGCAGTTGATTACCCTGGATATACATATGTGTCGGAAGATTATGGTGTGACATGGACTCAGTGCGGTGCCAGTCTAAATAATAATGGTATTGCGATGTCTAGTGATGGCAAGATAATTGCAACAGTGTCTTGGACAGGCACTCCTCTTGGCGGTATATATATATCATATGCTAGTGCTAATATTTATGGTGCAGTAAATATTAGTGATAGTAGGGCTGCTACAGACACTGTAACTGTAACGAAGAGTGGTACTGGTGACGCATTTACAGTTAATAAAACAAATGATGGTGACGGCATTCAAGTTACTAAGTCATCAGGCACAGGATATGCAATAGATGTAATTGATGGCGATGTCAATGTCGGAAGTGGTGTAGTCACTGTCACAAACACAGATGCGTCAGCAGACGCAGTGACAATAACAAAGAGTAATACAGGTCAGGGAATTGTTGTTAATAAGACTAACGATGGTCATGGTATTCAAGTTACTAAGTCGTCAGGTACTGGTTATGCGATTGATGTGATTGATGGTGATGTTAATGTTGCAAGTGGTGTCGTTACTGTGGCAAACGCAGATGTAGCAGATGCAGTGACGATAACAAAGAGTAATACGGGTCGTGCAATTGTTGTCAATAAGTCAGGTGCCGGCTATGCGATTGATGTCGTCACTGGTGACGTTGACATTGCGAGCGGCACTGAGACGATTACGAAATTAGCGACGACGTATAAACAATCATTATTGTCTGTAGATCAAATGCAATTGTCGCAACTTGAAGGTGGCGCTTATTTTGGTCGTGTCGGTATAACAGAAAATCAGTTAGATCTAGCTACGAGTGTATTTGGTTCTTTAATGTGGACAAGTCGTGACAGTGCTTATTATTGGCAAGGTATAGCAATGTCGTCAGATGGTCGGATACAGACAGCTGTTGCTACTGTTAGTGGCTATATTTTTACATCAACAGATTATGGTGCTACTTGGACACAAAGAGGCAGTGCTGGTAGTTGGTATGGAGTAGCGATGTCTGCTGATGGTAAGATACAAACAGCTGCTCGTGGTAGTAGCCAAATTTATACTTCTTTTGATTATGGTGTGACATGGACCGGTAGAGACAGCAGTCGTAGCTGGAACGCAATAGCGATGTCTGCTGATGGTAAGATACAGACAGCTGGTCTTTATGGTGGTGATATTTATACATCAACAGATTACGGTGTGACATGGACTGTTAGATCAGCTGCGTCTACATATTGGACAAGTATTGCAATGTCATCTGATGGTAAGATGCAGACAGCTGTAGCGTTGGGTGATTATATTTATACATCAAGCGATTATGGAGTGACATGGACTTGGAGAGACTCTACTCGTCAATGGTGTGATGTAGCAATGTCATCAGATGGTAGAATACAAACAGCAGCAGCAAATAGTGGCGATAAAATTTATATATCAACTGATTACGGAGCTACATGGACAGGTAAAGACAGTAATAGAAACTGGATTGCTGTTGCAATGTCATCTAGCGGACGGTTGCAGATTGCTGCGACCAGAGTGATACCGCCAACTGCTGATACTACTGCTCAATTGTATGCATCAGTAGATTATGGCAATACATGGAAGGCAATTGGTGGTGGTGCTCATAGTTGGTATGATGTTGCGATGTCAAGTGACGGAAAGATGTTATCAGCTGTTGGTTTTAATGACACTATTTATACATCATATAATATTAGCCAGATAAACAGCAGTTTGAGTATTCCTAAGAGATCAATACTGGATAATGAATCGTTATTCTCTACAGACCAAATGCAATTGTCACAGCTTGAAGGCGGTGCTCATTTTGGTCACGTAGGCATTACAGAAAATCAATGGTATGTAAGTCACTTTGACACCGCTGTGTGGACTGCACGAGATAGTAACCGTAATTGGATGGATATTGCTATGTCAAGTAATGGTAAATATCAATCAGCTGTTGCTGGCGGGGTGTCTAATGATTATATTTATATATCATCAGATTATGGTGTGACATGGACGCAAGTTGGCACTCAGGCTTATTGGGTTAATATAGCTATGTCAAGCGACGGTAAATATCAATCGGCAACAGAACTACTCACAAGTGCAATGTACAGGTCGTCGAATTATGGCACGACGTGGTCGCTAATTATTTCTGGAGGATCTTTGTGGGGTATTGCAATGTCAGGCGACGGCAGAATACAAACTATCGGATATACAGGTTTTACACCCATTAATGTGTCGTTTGATTATGGTGTTACATGGGTAAATAGCAATAGTCCTACTGGAGATTTTAGAAGCATTGCGATGTCTAGTGATGGAAGGATACAAACTGCATGTGCGTTTGTTGGTTATATATATACGTCAGTGGATTATGGTATCACATGGATACAAAGAGATTCTTCTCGTAGATGGACAAGTGTAGCAATGTCATCTGATGGTAAAATACAAACAGCCACTGTGAATAATAGTGGTTATATTTATACATCTACTGATTATGGTGTGACGTGGACGCAAAGAGATTCTGCTCGTGAATGGACAAGTGTAGCAATGTCATCAGATGGTAAAACACAGATAGCTGGTACATTTCCTGGCGCGGCCGGATATATATATATATCAACAGATTATGGTGCTAGTTGGACTGTGATATCTGCTACTACTACTGCAGGAGGTTGGCGAGGCATAGCTATATCAAGTGATGGAAAAATACGAGCAGCTTGTGATTATGGTAATAAAATATATACATCATATGCAGACAGTAGTACTATTGGTAATGTAAATATAGCAGGATTTTTAGCTGCCAGCACTCAGGTGGGTCCATATAAATCTGTCTTTGATGCAGTTGATACAGCTCCGACATTGACAGCGGCGCAGGTGTTAGGTGGAATTGTGATAGGGACGCCGACCGTTGTCAGGAATTATACGCTTCCTACGGCGGCTAGTTTACTAGCATTAATACCTAACGCAGTTGTCGGGACGAGCATCAAATTGACAGTTAAAAATCTTTCAGGTATTAACGGTATTGCAATTGTCGCAAGCGCGTCAATGACAAATGGCGGTGTCGCGAGTGACTTTTCAGTCGGAGCATCAAATAATGCTACATATGATGTTGTCTTTACTAATGTGACACCGTCAACTGAAGCTGCAGTTCTTTATCGTAATTAGGAATTAAAATGAAACCAAAAGTGTCATTTATTAGACAAACAACATTATTAAAAAAAGTTTCTATTGTCCAATTAAGACAAGATCAGACAACAAGGAACTTTAATAATAGAGATGAGCTTGTGTCTTATCTTAATAAAATAGACCCTCAACCAGACATGGATACAGTGATGTATGTCCGATGCGGGTGTAATAGAGACTTTATATTTACGGAAATTAGTGATATTCCTCCAAGTGACGTGAATTGTATATGCGGTCAAAAAGTAATTAAGTACGGCTAATAGATTAACATCCGATTTAAATTAATTTTGAAAACATTTGTTAAGAGTTAAAACTATAAATGAAAGGACGTTAAACTATGGCTGCATTCGTATCAGGCTATTTAGCCCCAGGCGTCTATGACAGAACGTTGCTTGATCCAAACGTTGCAAGTCTTCTCGGCGGAATTAGAATTCCGATAATCATTGGAACGGGCCAAGAAGAGAAATTACTCCTCAACCAAGACATGATTCGTGGTTCGTCAGCTTCTGTTGACAATAAGGCTTCAAATGAAGACGTTTCATCTCAAGCTAACGGCACTAACACTGTCTTCCAAGTCAGATATTTTCCGATTGTTACAGGTGAAGGTAGCGGCACTGTAACAAATAGAGTATCTGATGTTGTCATGAAAGTTAACAATGAGCCAATGCCAGTAACAAGAGTGAACGGTCTCACTGGTCAAATAACACTTCAGTTACCACCAAAGTCAACTGACACTGTCACAGCTACTTATTATTTTAAATTGACAGATACTCATGTTGATAGTGAAGATGTTTCTGCTCAAGCTGACGGATTGAATAAAGTTTTTTATACTGCTAATCGGCCAATAGTTGATGGTCGCGGAAGTGGCACACCGACAACGACAATTACAGACGTTGTTGCAAAAGTCAATAGTTTAATTGTTTCAGTATCAGCAGTTCATGGAACTGAAGGAACGGTTGAACTTGTAAGTACGCCGGCAGGAACTGATACAGTTACAATATCTTATTGGTTTAACCAATATGCAGATACTTTTGATCTTTTACCGCAGAGTGGTTGCACGACAGTTGTTTCTTGCGGTGATTCTCCCGATCTTAACAATTATACTGAAGGTGTAGATTTTGTTATTCTAGACGGTAATGAGATCCAGTGGGGCGCAGGTTACAAAATTAATGTTGTGACACATACTTCAGGGTCAGTATATTTTGATGATGTTCAAATATCATCGTTGTTAGTTGACGATCATATTATAAAGGAAGATGTTTCAAGTCAGTTTACGGGTGTTGAAAATACTTGTGTTGTGACTTACAAGCCGATTGTTGACGGTAATGGCCGTGACATGGTAACTTATGATCCCAATAAAGTTAAAGCTTATGTCAATACTGTTGAAGTTATTGTAACAAGAGTTGATGGTATAACTGGAACAGTTTATCTGAAAGCAGTTCCTCCAGTAGGTGCTGTAGTTGAAGTTTCTTATTATCGCAATGAGTTGATTGATGAATCTTATACATTGCACGTTGTGACTGCTGGTGTTGCAGGAACGGGTACATATAAGGTTACCACAGAAGTGCAAGGCAGTTTGTATAATGCTAAAATGACAAGTTATACAACAACGCCGACACCGACGATGATGGATTCATCTGGTGCACATTTAAAGGCAAGTAAGAATAAAGCTGTTGATGAAGTTGTTACTATTACATTCACAAGTGCGACTGCTTTTACTGTTGCATCGTCAAATCCTTCAGGAACCGGAAGTGGATTAACAAATGCAGGTAAAACAGGTCAAACATATGCAGACATAGTGACAGGTCTTCAGTTTACTATTACACCTGATCCTTTATATGTTGCTGCAGAAACAATCACTATTATGTGTCACAATGATGACATTCCTGGTACACGATCAGGCGGCCCCGGAACAGGTACTGCTGGACCGTTTGAGACTGGAACGACAAAATTAGTTTATACTGTTCCAGGTATAAAGCTTGTTGTGACTGACACTGCTAATACAGCAGTTGATGATACAACAAATATTCAGACTTTTAATAAAATGGGTAATGAGCCTGCAGTTGGATCTACGTTTTACATTACTTATTATTATGAAAAGACTGATTATTCGCCAAAAGTATTTACAAGATTTAAAGATATTACAAATGAATATGGTGCTCTTACGATTACTAACCAGCTTACATTGTCATCGTTCTTAATGATGACGAACGGCGCAGTTGCTGTAATGTGCATGCAGGTGATGAAAGAAGCTGGTAAAGATACTGCAGCTGATGCTAGTTTTATAGCAGCACTAAAGACAATTGAAAAGCCTATTAGTGGTATTAAGCCGAGCGTCGTTCATATTTGCACGACATCAATGACTGTTATTAGTGTATTAAAAACACATGTTGCTACAATGTCGTCAGAACGTCGCAGGTCAGAACGTACAGCTTTTGTCGGATTTGCTGTAGGTACGGATCCTACGGATGCAGCGAATGCAGCTGCAGCTATTGGTTATTCTCGTATCGTCGCAGTTTATCCTGACGGAGCTGTAATTGGATTGACAGATGAGCAAGGTGCTGAATCTGAATACATACTTGATGGTAGCTACATAGCAGCTGCTCTTGCAGGACTTAACGTCAGCACGGCATACGATGTTGCTGAACCTATGACTCGTAAGTCAATTAGTGGTTTCAAACGGCTTATTAGGGACATGGACGAAGTTGAGCAAGATGAAGTTGCAGCAAAAGGTGTTACTATTGTCTTTGATGATGCAGGCATAATAAAAGTACGTCATGCATTGACAACGGATATGAGTAACCCGTTCAACAAAGCACCGAATATCGTCACGATTATCGATGAGGTTCAGAAACAAGCTAGAATGACGCTTGATCAGTATATCGGTAAGAAATTCATGCCGACGACAGCTGGTAATGTCGCTGCTACACTTGCTGCTACATTGTCAGCGCTGAAAGAGTCGGAGATTATTGCTGAATATACTGGTGTTTCTGCAACGCCGTCGGATTTCGATCCTAACTATTTAATTGCAGAAGCTTTCTATAAGCCGGTATTTGAATTATCATACATTAGGGTGACATTCAATATTAGAGCAAAGCTGTAATAAATGAAACGAGCTTTTAATAATGAACGATATAAAGATCAGGGACATCTTGTAGACGAAGATACTTTTTGGTCTTCGGATGTCCCTGCTTTATCAGACAGGTTTGAAGAAAAGCCGATTCGTTTAGACAACAATTATTTATATACAGATGAAAATGTAGATAGATTCAATGCCCCGCGCGACTTAGGAGAGAGACACGGTCAACCACGAGGTGTTGATCCAAAAGTAACGACGGGACCAGTATCAAGGTTTGAGTCAGATACGACAGCAGATGATGCTGAAAAGGTGTTTGTGGATAATTTGATAACTACATTTAATAATGAAGAACAGATAATTGACGATATCAAAAAGAACAATGGAGGTAAATAATGGCTTCTAACAGTTACATCTATCAAAAAGGGACGACACCAAATACTAGTTTACTTAACAGCCAGAAAGTAAAAGTATTTTCGGCGCATCCCGGTGGTGCTGATCCGACTGCCTATCAAATTGGTCTTCTACAATCGTGGGCACCGGCGCAGTCAAGACCGACAGAATTTGTAAGAGGCATTGGTCATGGTGACAGAATCGCTGAACAGTCAGTAGGTGTAACAGATCTGACTGGTACACTAAGCATCGCTGTCATGTATCTAGTCAATATAATGCAGGTTCTTGGTTACAATGCTGGTGCTTCTGGAATTATACGATCATTAAAACATCACAGATGGCCGTTTGACATTAAAGAACAAATTATAGTTCCTGATTTTGTTCAGGCAAATTTGACTTATCAGCAAGGTATAAATAAGACTGCCGGTGTATCAAATGGTAATATCATCCAAACATATTATGAAGGTTGTTGGATGCAGGATTACAATATTACATTTGAAATCGGCGCATCAACAGTTATGCAGGATTGCACACTTAATATTACTGATGTATATGATCCTGCTGCTGGTCGTGGTGCATATGATGAAGCGCTTGTTGATAGAGACCGTACAACTATCAGTAAGCTTATTTCTCTTGCTTAAGAAACCGCATACTCCAAATATCCTCAAGGCGCTCATTGACCGACATCGGGAGAGCGCCTTTCTTCTCCTCTATTAAAATTTCACGTCACTTTTCTTTTATTTCCGTAGGACTGTAGATTTTTAGAGATTAACGAAATGGATATGCATATATGGATACTAAATTCCAAGATATCAAAGCCTTAATATTTGACGGATATCTTAAAGAGACAGTAAAGTTTGAAGATATGGTGATAGTGATTCGAACTTTAAGTCTCGCAGAAGAGAACTTTGTCGTCGAGACGTATGAAAACCTGCCTGATACATATAATCTGCTAGCTGCTGTAGAGACATTACAACGGTCAATATATTCTATTAATGGTTGCAAAATAACTGATAATAGTAAAGAAATTGTTAAAGACTGGCCAAAGCAGCTTATTATCAAACTCTTTAGTTCATATCTTTCATTAACAAGTCGAGCCCGTGAAGCAACAAAGCAGATAGATGAGTTTATTAAGACAGATGAATCGAAATTGCGGTGGTCTATAATAAGAGCTACTAAAACAAGTCTTAATAGCGCGATAATAACTGGTAATCAAGAATTTGAAAATAGAGGATTATCTTACATACAACAGGCATGGGTTTATTTAAATCAGCAAGATGATACGTTGTCGAAGAACAAGCAAGCATGGTCACAGATTGAGTACATGACAGATAGTATTTGTTCATTCATTAATCCGAAAGCCATGCGACAAATTCAGGGTAGAAAGCAGTTACAGCAAGAAGAGCAGATGTTAAAAGAACAAAGAACTGAGATTAAAGAGATTCAAAGTCAATCAAAGGAAAAGATTATGATCAAAAATACTGCTGATGAGTTATTTGATTCATTTGGACGCAAGAATGGTGAATCAATGACAGAATATAGAGATCGGTTTAGTAAGTCATTAGTAAAAGCATTTCAAGAAGATGAACATGATCGAATCATTAGAGAGTATGAAGAATATGAGTTTGCGAAGCAACTTAGGATACAGAAAGAAAATGCACGACGAGCAAAAACATTACATGAAAAGAGAAAATCTAATGTTATCGTTATAGATTTACCTAAGACAAATCTTGATGTTGGTTTTCATCAAATGACGACGTTAGGTGATGATGAACAGATTGATGCAATGATTAAAGAAGAAGTAAAAACAAATTCATATTATTTAAATGGCGTCGATTATTCAGAAATCGTTGCTATAACATCATTTATTATGTTGAAAAATCGTGATAAAATACTTCATGAGATCGCAAATGAGAGTGATGACGAAACTATGAGGTGGATAGACATATATGTTAAAGAAGAAAATGAAAAATCAGATATTGTTGCGAAACTAAATGAAATTTCTAAAAATGCTGCAACTGGAAGCGCATCAGGAGTTGATGCGATGCTTAATAGAAGAGAAAAAGTATTGACAGGAAAAAATAGATTTGAAGAACAACAAAGTGAAATGATATCTGACATTCAAAAAGAAAATAAAAACGATTCAGATGAAATGTATTTACAATCATAATATTAAACAAATTTATATAGAAGGAGTATTATATGGCTGTTAAAAAATTTGATGATCCAGTAACTGCAATGAAAGCGGTGTCAGAGTTGCGTCGTAGAACTGTAGATGTTCCAGTTGAAGACGGTATTGTAATAACATTACGAACGTTAGGTACAAAATCTGAGACAGATACTTTTGTTAATTGTATGAATTTGTGGGGTCAGGCATTTCTTTATAAGCACAAGATTGAAACATTAATTAGTGCTATAACACAAATTAATGGATTGTCTTTAGACAATGTTAATGACGTAGATAAGCGGTCAATTATTGAATCATGGAGTCAAAATCTTGTTGATGATTTGTATATAGCATATGCAAAATTAGTTGGAGTTGTTGATGAATTTTTTGATAAGATCAAGTTAACAGCTGAGACTAATGTTATAGGTGCAAAAGAAGTTTTGGAAAAACAAAAGATTGAATCCGATGCAAATAAAACAGAAAATGAAACAAAAGGAGATGCAAATGTCAAATGATGAAGCATTAGAACTTCTAAAATCATTAGAGACGTACGGTTATCATGAAAAAGAGATTACTTTTGGTAGTTTGAAAATCATTTTAGCACCATTGACTGCAGGTGAGACGATGCAAGTGTTTGAAGCTAGTAATAAATTTGAAGACGCGGATGCTGCGTCAAGTTCATTAAAAGTAGAAACGTTATCGCGGTCAATTGTTGCTGTTGATGGTAAACGATTTGATCCAAAGAAATTTATTGATCAAAAACGCGAAATAATATTGGCATTTGGCAACGAAATGATTGATGTATTGTTTAGTGAATATTGTCAATTAGATATGACTATTGCTAATAGTATAGAAGATAAAGAGTCAGTTATAACTAGTACGCTTGAAACAAAACCGGAGGAAAAGCTAGAAAATGGCACGGACAAAGTCGCAAAATAGTATATCATTAGACGTTGAGCTTAATGATATCAATCCCGAACAAGTCAAAAAAATAAAACAAGACTTGGCAAGTCAATTTCGGTCGATTGAAGCTGATCCTAAATGGACTGAAACACAGAAGAAAATTGTGAATTTGGAGACGCAAAAAAAGAAATTAGTACAAGAAAGATCAGCAATTGAACAAAAAGTTGCATCGCTTGATGAAAGACGGACAAAAAATTATAATGATGCTCAAGCACATTTAGCAAAAATAAATAAATTAGAGATGAAAAGAGAGGGAATAACAGGAAAGCAAGAAAAACAGGAAAAGGCTAGAGATAAAATTAGTCAACAATTAGTTGATTTAAACAACAAAAGCAATAAATTTGCAACTGAAGAAACTAGAATATTGGAAGAACGCAGCAAATTAAAAGCTGATGAAAAAACTAAATCAAGCGAAATTGCGTCAATTACTGCTTCACAAAAAAATGCTGAACGTGAAATGTTAAAGATTCAGGATGACAGGCTCGCAACTCAAGAAGCTATTGCTCAAACATTAATGAAGCAAAATCCGGAGATGAGTCACAGGGCTGCTCTTGACCAAGCTAAAAAATTATTACCTTTTTCGAAAAAGCAATCGGCATTTGAGAAGAAATCGTTTGAATTGTTAGGCAAAACAAAGAAAATTCGGAAAGACGAATTAGCACGCAAATTAAGAGAAATTCAATTAAATAAAACTTTTTTAAAACAGCAAGGTGTTGGTTTTTTTGAGAGAATGAAGATAGCTCGTGAACAAAAAAGACAAGCTATATCTGATGCCGGATTTGGTAAAAAAGGTAAAAAGGGAGGGGCAGGCGGGGCAGCAGGCGCAGTTGCAGGGGCACCGGCAGCTGTTGGCGGTGAACTTATGGCTGTTATGAAAGGTTTGGCTGGTCCTTTACTTGCTTTAGCTGGACTTGCGACTTTTATAATGCTTATGATAAAGACAAATAAACAAGTTGTTGAAGCTAGAAAGAATATTTATAAACTCGGCGCAGTGGGTTCTGCAACGTTTAAAGCAATGGGCACAGACCAAGAAGTAACACTAGGTAAAGTTAATGCATTTCGAGATGGTTTATACGGTTTGTATGATGCAGTCGGCATGACATACGATGAAGCACAAAAGGGTGCTGAGGCTCTGGCGGCAGCAGGCTTGGATCTAGATCTTAGAACAGCAGCCACTAGAAAAAGTTTTCTTGGTTTAATGGCAGATGCGCAACGAGCAACTTTTGTATTAGGGGAATCATTTGATCAAGTTGCAGGTCAAGCAGGTGAATTGAGGACTGAATTTAAAGCAGCAGACAATGCAGTTTTTGGTTTACTCACGACGATGAAAAAAGATGCAGTTGATGCATCTGTTATGACGTCAAGATTTTTCTCATCGGTGATGAATGCTGCTCAAGGACTAGCAATTTATGGTACGCGATTAGAAGATGTCTCAGGAGCAGTTGGCAAGTTAGTTAATTTTATGAAAGGCACACGTATAGGGCAAAAACAAGCGTTAAGTATAGCAGAATCATTAATAAATTCAAATAAGACGTTAACAGCACAACAAAAAGTTGTAATTACTCAGCTTGGTGGAGCGAAAGACGCATTGACTGCTGAACGAGATGTTTTAGCTAAAAATGTTAAACTTACTGATGATCAGAAAAAGAGATTAGAGAGTCTAAATAAAGTTTTATCTACAGAATATCCTGATTCACTAGAAGCAGGCGTGAGGTATTTTGAAGCGCTAGATCCTGGAAAACAAGTTGAAGTGCGTATGAAGGCGTTAGCAAAAGCAGCGTCTCCGTTTTTTAAAGGTCTTGACATCGCTAAGGCTGGAGATTTAGCACAAGCTTTAGATAAAAATAGACAAAAAATAATTGAATTAGCGCAAAGTGTAGGTTTTACTGAAGAGGATATTAGAGCAATAGAAGAAATGGCTAAGGCAGGTAAGAGTGTGGCTAATTTGCCTGCTGAATTAGCAAGCAAATTGACTATGGCTCAAGAAAAACAACGTAAATCACAAGCGACACAACAAGCGAATATTATTGCACAAGGAACAAAGTCAATATCGGATATTTTAGGGCAAAAAATTGCTGTAATAATTAATGAAATTTATGAGTTTCTTGAAAGCACACTTGGTCCATTTATAGCAGCTGCTTGGAAATGGATGTTCAAAGGTGATGCTGAAAAAGCAGCAGCAGCTGCGGGCTTACGTAAAGATATACAAAAATTGGAACAAGATCAAGCGGCAGATAATGCAGCATTACAAGAGTTAGCAAAAAAGAAAAGAACGGCTAAAGAAGAAAAACAGTATCAGACATTAGGTGGCAATGTTGCTCGACGAAATGTTCAAATTCAAATGTTAAAAGGTGGGCAAGAGTATCTTGAAAAAGGTCCGCAAGTTGGCGTTGGCAGAGGTCTTTTAGAGAAAGCTGCCGGTACTCTATTTGGTGTGAAGACTACTACTGAGAGACAAGCAGAAATGGCCAATGCTCCTAGAGGTCAAGTTAAACTAATGAATTTGCAAAACGCATTTAATGAAGCAGGTTTTGCAAATGATGATACGAAAGCATTAGCTAATGAAATGATACGGTTTTATTCGCGACCAGACCTCGCTGCTAGAATAGGTAAAGGCGAGGATATGAAATTTGTAGATTATCTTAAGCATCAGTCGATATCTGATCCAGAAAGTCCAGGACAAGCAACATATCGTGCGCCATTCCCGACAGCTGATTGGCAAGCTGTTGCTAAAATAGTAAAGGATGTTTTAGAGAAACCAGAATCAGTTGCAGAGAATTATCAAAAGGGTGGTTATACAGGCAATCTTCCATTAGCACAAACTGCAGGTGTTGTGCATGGTAGAGAATTTGTATTTGATAGTGAGTCTACACAGAAAGCAGGGCCGTCAAACTTACAACGATTAATGACTGCAATTAAGGCTAATCAGTTAGACAGACCCATGTCTAATTTTGATGCAATTCGCACAAATACATCAGGCGTTTTAGATAAAATGCAAACTAATCAAATTAGTGATGCGTTTGCTTATAGTGCTAAAAGTCTTGTAAGTGCTATGGATAGATTATCTACAAGAATGTCGACAGCGACTGCAGCCGGTAGAACAAAAATGAATAATAATGTGACGATTAATATTAATCAACGTGATAGACAAGAAATTGAACAAATAGTTTACAAAGTATTATATGATCAAACAGGTTCTGGAATAACAGGTTAGGAGTTATATGGCAATTGATGATACTATTTTAGGCCTTCAAAATACAATAGACAAGTTAACTGATGCTGATAAACGAGTTCGCACGTATAGTGAACAAATATTTTCAGCCAATAAAGTAACAGGTACAGATTGGCCGTGGTCATCAAAAGTGTCTCAGGGCACTGTTAGAAATAGAAAAAGTATTATTTGGCAAATTAATGGCTTGCCAGATAGATTTAAGATACCAGATTTTGTTATGAAAATTAATCCGCAAAATTTAAATTCTACATATACGCAATTAATAAATCGTAAGCGCACGCTAGGCGGATTTATTGAAGAGCATTGGGGAGAACAATTAGATACACTTTCAGCGTCGGGTAGAACAGGCGGATTCTTTGGTGCTGTTGGATTGACAAATAAAGATCGAAGGACTACAGATAATTTTCAGCAGTTTGAAAGATTAATTGCTATTTATCGTAATAACGGGACATTATATGATGAACAAACAGGTAAAATAATGGCTCAGGGTTCTGTAGTAATGAATTATGATTCGTCAATTTATAATGGTTACTTTGAAAGTTTTGCAATAAATGAAGTATCAGATAAACAATTTGATTTAGCTTATGATTTTTCATTTAAAGTATTACGAGAAGTATTTCCGGGTCGCATGAAATCATTTAAATCTGTGACTGTTGTTCCTGCACTTGATGTTCAAAGGAATGACAGAGTGACTCTTGATATAGTTAACATTCCGACAGGGACAGATATACCATGATAAACATTCTAGGATGTAAAACACCTGTTAAACCGATGTATTTTGAATTAGATATAACGGATCCACCACCTGTGCTAATGCTGGCAATAAATCCTAACGATTTTAACAAGACATTTACTAAAAAAGTAACTGAGAGTAGGAACAGACCTAGCTCGCGCAATTCAGGCGCGTATATGCATAATTTTGATTTTGATGACTTAGATATGATGAATTGTTCAGGCACGTCAGCTATGTTTTATAGTCAAAACGGACTAACAACAACTGGTCGAATATCTTCTTTAGGATATAGAAATTTAAAAAGTTTAATTGAAGTATATCGTAATAATGGAAGGAATTACAATCTTACTGTTAGACAAGATGCGCCGCTAGTTACTGGAGGCACGGGTTTGATAAAGACTGTTGGAAGAGTAATAATTGCTTATGATGATTTTATTTATCGAGGGTCATTTGATTCATTTTCTGTAAGTGAAAATGATCAAAAGCCGTTTAATTTATCGTTTAATTTTCAATTTGTTGTTAGTAGAACAATAGATGTGAGAAACCCATGATGACTGCAAAGGGCAATTGGTATCAGCAACCGTCTGTTGACACAGTGGCACCTGATGCTGTTGTGTTTTTAGATAATAAAGGGGCTATGAAGAGAACAATTACTCTTCAAAAATTTGAAAATAATAAATTTACAGAATTTGATATTGATTTTATGAATTATGTTAGTAGTATTACAGTGTCAAAGGGAATTGAAAAAGTGCCAGGTGATGCAACAATTATTGTTAAAGCACCAAAACATATGATGGACGGTATATATGGAAGTATAAGAAGCACGCTGTGTACAATGTTAGAGATTGAAATTTATATGAAAGGCAGATTTGTACTTGAAGGTGAAGATCAACCTCAATATTATCCTGTATTTTGGGGTGTTATTAGCAATTTATCTGAGAGTGTGCCTGCCGGTGATCTAGTGACTGTTACAATAACATGTCAAGACATGATGCGGTGGTTGGCTATAACAAAAATAAATATTCAACCATCAGTATATAATGCGTCTGCTCCTTATGATCCCTCTTGTCAATCAACGTATGCGCAGTCGAACATACATATATATTCATCGCTTTATGTTGGACTTAGCACACCGGGAATAATTAAAGATTTGGTGACATTATCAACTAGTGTGAACTTTTTTGAACCTATAAATATAACTACTGGTAGGGCAGACGTATTTGTGCAGGGCAAACTAGATATAATTACAGATCCTAAAGATTTTAAAACTTATAATGACTTGTTAATGAAAACTTGGCAACAAAAATTTTCAGCATTAGCGTCTGCATTGTTCATTTATGGATTTTCAAAAATGAAATCTGTTCCCACAGATGAATTGTTAAAAACATATGATGTTGAGCTTGATCCAAATGCTTATATTTATATTTATGGATCTACAGTTAAAGATAATACAGTAGTACCGTTAGTCGATCCTGCAACAGTTTTTGCAAAAGGTGCAGGGCCATGGCAGACTGAAGCGCCGCCGATATTCGCTTCAAACTTTCAAAATCGGCTTGATGTAGCAATAGAAGCCAAAAATCAAATGCATTTTGAATTTTATCAAGATGTAGATGGATGTATCATATTAAAACCACAATTTTATAATATGGATACGCGGCAAAATCGTGTGTATATCATTGAGGATATTGACATCATAAATTTTAACGTTATTGAAGACGAGAGTGTAGTACTTACTAGAATTGACGTTACAGGCCAGCCTGTTAGTGGTAATATTTTTACTGAAATTAATCCAATTTATGGATTTGCTATTGATTTTGACAAATTGCAAAAATATGGTTTGCGGACAGAAGTTGTTGAAACTAATTTTTTACGCACTGCAGATCAAGCATTTCTTTATGCTCAAAGAGAGTTAGCTAGACGAAATAGTTTAGTTTATAATGCATCGATGACGATTCAAGGTCGTCCTGAAATAAAATTGGGTTATCCTATTTTTGTTCCAAGTCGTGATGAATTTTATTATGTGACAGGCATCGATCATTCGTTTACTTTTGGTGGGTCGTTTGAGACTAGTTTGACATTAACAGCAAGAAGAGCTCTTAAAAAAGATAAATTTGGAGAACTGTTAAAGAATTTATTAGTACAAACTGATGGTTCGCCGTCAGTACAGACATCAATACCTGGGCAAGACACAACGCATGACTTAGACAATCCTTACAATAGCATGCCTGAATTATGTGATCCTGAATCAATACTGTCATTTACTGTTAAAAGACCAGATTATCGATCGGAATCGTTAGACAACATATTGAAATATCAAGGAACATTTAGATACATGCAGAATGAGAAGAAAACGTCTTATGATCCGAGAATATATCAACAAGTGTCAGATGATGACGGTTTTGAATTACTTGGCAATGGTTATCCTTTTGGAAAAGATTTACTATTAACAGAAGATCTTAAAATTGTTTCAAAATCTAATAGAAATAATAAAGGCTCTGAGATAGCATCGTCAATGAAATTAACAACAGCTGGCGGTGAGCAGCCGACGTTAAGATATCAACAACCGTTAACATTAGATCAAATACAAGATGTTGAAACGCATTTACAGAAATCAAAATCATCATTGGCAATGTCTGTAAAACCTTCAACAGCAGAAGTAACTCCTGACCAGGTTGATCCTAAGTTTTTTTACACTGTTCCTGGTCCTACTGTTTCTAATTCAACGGAGACAAAATAATATGCCGTCAAAAGCACGAGTATTAAAAGGTGAAGATGCGTCGTTTAAACAGCAGGTAGACTTTTATAAGTTCTTGCAAGTGGGAAGAATAGCGAGAGTAGATAATGAAAGAAATGTAGTTGATATACAATTTAGTAGCAATCCCGTCTATTCATATAACGTTCCTATAACTCATCCATTTTTTACAGGTCGTGCTTTTATGGGCGGCATGCCTGAAGAAGGATCATTGGTTATTTGTGGTTATATTAAATTAACAAACAAAATTGGTGCACCAATTATTCTTGCATATTTAGATAATGAGTATTTCAAATCATTGTCATATATTTATGCAAATGGCAAAACGGGTGATGATATTAAAGAACTTGCAAGTATCCACGATAAACTTGGTTGGGGCATTAAACGACTTAAAAAGCGCAAGCTTTATCCTGGCGATGTAGGACTTGAATCAACTCAAGGATCAGAACTTGTTCTTGATGATGGATTCTTATTACTGGATTCGAAGCTTAACGGGATAAAGATGTCAAGTTATGACAAGATAATGTACACAAATTCGATCAGTAATTATTTATATACAAATGCATCAAGAACATTGAATGGCTTAATCGTTCGACCAGGCGCACCAACAGTTCGGCCGATCATATTAGAAAATGGTGAAAAGTTATATGTAGTAACTGATGGACCTAGTGTTGATGAAAACGGCCAGGCATTTACTGAAGTTAGAACTGAAGTTAAAGAAGTAGCGAATGCTGTGTTAGATGTTATTGAAAATTATGATTTTGAAGACTTTGCTAGTAATACCGGTATTGGTCGTCTATTAGTGACTCAAATTTTTGGCACGTTGGTTGGTAACGATAAGAGTGACATTGATAAATATGGTAAGGTTTTACGGCCACAAGTATTTTCTGCAAATGATGGGTCATTATTAGTTAGTGATATAGCTTGCAAACCGACTGAATTATTCAATTTAGCATCAGCATATCAATTAAAATTTGCTAGTGGTGCTAAATTTGATGTAGATAAAGAAGGACATACATTTATTTATTTGCCGTCATCATCTGCTGCTCATCCTTTGGGCGGCGGACGGTCAGTCGAATTTGCATGTAATGGAAGCATGAAATTTTTAATTGGTAAAACTTCTGTCGGTGAACGATCAATTGAACTTGATACTTCAGGAAAAGTTAAATTGCATTTTGGTTGTGATTCTAATTCGTTAAGTAGTTTAGAATGGGTTTTAGATAGAGCGATGTATACAACTGTCAAGGCTGCAGACAAAGATGGTTTTGCAAGAAAAGATGATTATTATGGTCATGTTTATGAAAAAATTAGAGGCAATAAAACAGTTGATATTGATGGAACGTATAAAATAACTGTTAGAGGAAAAATACAAGAAGAGATATTAGGTGTTAAAGTTGAAAATTATGTTAACGACAAAATGACGAATTATGGTGGTGATTATCAAGAAATAGTTGTAAAACAGCGTCAAAGCAAATATGGCGAAGGGCAAGTGACTGATATCGCCACAAAAGGTAGCCAGCTTAGAATTTTGCAAGGTGATTTAAAAGAAACACTTACACTTGGTAATAAGGATGTTAAGCTAGTTGCAGGTGACAGTAAAGAAACATTATTATTAGGAAGCAAGTCGACAAGTTTAATTGCTGGCGACGATAAAGAGTCATTGCTAAAAGGAAATAAAGAAACTAGTATCGTATTAGGAGATCATAAAGTCAATGTTACAACTGGCAATATAACAGAAAGTATTAGTCTCGGTGATAGTAAAGAAGATATTACATCGGGTAACAAAAAAATTACTATTAAAGTCGGTAATTTTGAAGTTAATATCACATCTGGAAATGTTACAGTCAAAACTGCAACGGGCAAAGTCGATATAACGGCTGCAACGCAAAAGGCAACAATAACTGGTCTTGCTGGTGTTGATATAAAAAGTGCTACAAAAATTACTATTAATGCTCCAATGGTTAATATTGGCGGGACGCCAGCTATGGGCGGTGTTGTTACGGGATTACCAGGAGTTCCGAGTCATCTCGATTATATTGTTGGAATTCCGTTAAAAGGTAGTACGACTGTAAAAGCAACTGTGTAAAATAAATCTTATGTCGATGCAAAGAATTAATAGGAGGATGAATGCCAATAGTAGGTGCAATTTGCGGGTCTATGATACAGCAGCAAATGATATCTGCCGGATTAGGAGGTCAGTATTCAGTTAAGATTGCAATGGCTATTGGTAATGGAGTAGTAAACTCGATTTTAGCAACAGCTATATACAATGGTGTTTCTACAGGATTGGGAATCGGTACAGGAGTGTCAACAGGAACAATAGCTGGTCCAATTGTTATTGGTGCAAGTTTGGGCAATTTAATCTTTTTGCAAATGACGTCGGTAGGTATTGTGGGAGAAAAATCGAGGGCATTTGCTAACGCTGTAGGATCAGGTATAGCTAATCACATGACGTCAGCGATTGTTATGGGAACATCTACAGTGGTAGGTATTGGCACAGGTACAGGAACTATTGTTGGCGTTGTTGGTGCGGCTGTTGGATCACAAATACTTGCGATGATGGCGTCTCAAGGTATTATTGGTCAATATGTTCAAAAATTAACAAATGCTATTGGCAATGGTGTAGCTGCTGCGATATCAGCATCAATAGTTACTACAACGATAACAGGTGTAGCTATCGGTGTTGTTCCGCCGGCATTTCCTCCAATTCCAAGCACAGGTACAGACATAGGAAAAATTTTGTAGGAGAAAAAATGGCACAACTGACTGAGAGAGATCGCAATTTATTGAAAAATGATATTGACAAACTTACAAATGATAATAAGTCATTACAGGACGGTATTGTCTCTGATATACGCCAAATTAATAATTTGACATTATATGACATACCGTTTAAAAAATATCTTGATGAAAAACATTTTCAGATATTTTTGTTAGAAGAAGAAGCTAGATTGTTATTGGGTAAAAATATTATAGGACCTGTACAAGAGCCGGCATTTACTATAAACACCACAGAATCTGATGTCAAAGTCATAATTGCAGATGCCAGGTTTATTGTCAAAAAAAGCACTGTTACAATTGTTGATGTGCCGTTGATTGATTCAAGAGCATATATTGTGTCAACTGCTTCGTACGCCGGTGTAATAGCAGGATTTGACATTTGGACACGAGATCGTCACGGATCAGCTACATCGGCAAAAAATGTGCCGCAATCATATAGAATTCACAGTGGTAATAACAAATTTACAATGACTATTGATAGTGTGACAAAATCTTTTAATATTGTCGATCCTGAAACATTAAGCGCGCAAGGTGGTGCTGTTGTTAATGATGCTCAAACATTAGCTGGAAATATTGCAATTGCTTTGGAGAGTGCTGGATTTACTGATGCAAAATGTCTGTATAATATTGCTATTCAGACCTTTACAATTGCATCGGGTACTGCTGGGCCCAGTTCAACTGCATACGTTGTAGTAGAATCCACAAGCACGGATAATATCGCACGACAAATGAAATTTAGTAGTCAAGTTAATATACCGGGAAGATATGCTAATAATAAATTTACAATAGCAATTGACGGCGTACAAAAAAATCTGGAATTAGCAATTGATGTGCGAGTGCCGGTGAGCTCAAGTCTTGGGTATGCTTTAGATGATTATAGTGCTGATTGGCGACAAGATTTTAGTGCAGGGCCAATGTTTCCAGCTGAACGATTTAATGGAAGCAAGATTGCGTCATTGATACAATCTGCAATACGTGATGTTGGTACTGGTGGTTATACAAACGCTGAATGTTCTTATTATTCTGATAGCTGTAAGTTTATTATTTATTCTGGCACATTTGGTGCAAATTCAATTGTGGAAATTAAGCAATCTAGTGACATTAATAGAGACTTAATGGTTTATTTGACATTTAATAATCCGACTGACCAAAAGAGCAGAGAGACGTCATATACAACATTACAAGCATTATATACTTATTTGAATAGTAGGACTATTATTTCTTGTTCTAATTTACATAATCCTACATACAAAACGTATTCTTTGTTGTCAATTCTTGACGGCGCGCCGGTGACAAATAGTAATCTTATTTTACAAACAACGTCAGAATATGATAGAGCTCATATAAATCAACCTAGACTTTATAGTGGAAAGTTGCGAGTTGACAGTTTAAATAATAAATTAGACACTAGTGCTGGAACTTACACAATAGCATCAGGTGATTATTCAGAGGGTGAGCTTTGCAATGCAATGCAGGACGTGTTAGGCAGTACTTATACTGTACAGTATAAAAAATCATCGCAGACATTTGTTATAACAAAAACGACTTCAGTGACAATGTATTTTAATACTGGTAGCAATATAGCAACATCTATTGCTACATACATGGGCTTTTTAAATACTAGTGATGTTACCGGCACGTCTTTTACTAGTAACCCTGTGTCGTTTTCAGGCGTTGATTTTTTTAGTATGGCATATATTCCGCAATTATATATGATGTCATGGTTTAATAACCAACCGCCTTTTTATTATGCATATGCTGCGACATCTACAACGTCATTAACAATAGGTACAGGTTCTAAAACTTTAACAGTAAGTGCTATAATACCTTTTAGTACTGGACAACCGGCTGTAATTGTTCATGATTCTTCTAACAAAATGACGGGATTGGTAACATCGTATACTGGGTCAACACTAGTAGTTAATGTTACGTCTGTTATAGGATCAGGGACATATACTAGTTGGCATGTTAATAACTTAGTAGAGTCAGGTTTTGTTGAACAAGAAATAGTATCATTAAATAGTGAAAATACTTCAGATTGGTTAATGATAGCTGCAGCAGAATTAGTAGTCGTCAATTATGAATTATCTGTAATAAATCAAGAGATTATAAATTATAGCATAACAAGCACAACTGATGCCAATTATTTAAATTTAGTTGCAGCAAAAAATGATGCAATTGTAAATATTAATAGTTTAATTTTATTCTTATCTCGAGCTACAACGTCATCAACGTCGTTAATAATTGGAACAGGTTCTAGAACATTAACAATTGGCACAGGATTGTCATCTTTTTTGGTCGGTGAAGCAGTGACTATAATGTATGACTCATCTAATTGGATGCAAGGAACAATAACGTCGTATAATTCTATTACGGGTCAATTAATTGTGAATGTTACATTGACAAATGGATCGGGAACGCACGCTAGTTGGCAAGTTTCTTGTGATACTGATAAATTAGCACGACAATCTGATATAACAGCTAGATTATCTTTCTTAAGTACTAGAAGTTCTCAAATAACATCAAGATCTTTGATAATACAATTACAATTGTCATCATTATACAGTAGTAGATGGTCAAAAGTTGTTAATAGACTCAATAAAAAAAGTGGTTCATATTTTAAAGTGGGTGAAAAAGAATTAGGCATTATAAGTAGTCAACAAACAATAATTGAAAATAATGTTAAAATCGCACAGATACAAGCTATGTTAGGAGCATAATATGTCAGATTCAGAAAACATTCAATGGAAAAAAACAAATACTTTGGGCGTACATAAAAATATTGCAGAACCTTTACTTGACGCGCTAAAACAAGTATTGATGCATGAAAAAGAAGAACTACAGCGTAAGTTAAATAATTTGAAGCGACTTGGTGTGATACAAATGAATACAGCAGAAGTTAACAAAAAACTTGAGGAGATGAAATTTAAATGATTATTTTGTCGTCATCAACGCTTAATTTTGGATCAGTATCTCGAGGTCAATCTGTAACTAAACAGGTTACGATTTACAATGACGACTCTAGTAGTGTCACAATAACTAATATTGTTAGTAATCCAAGTGCAGATTATATTCCTGCGCCATTATCATTTATAATTGCTGCATATGATTCGTTTCAAATAGCAATTGAATACATAGCAACAATTCAGGCGAGTGCTAATAGTCAAATAATTGTATCAAATACTGCCGGTCCTGATGTTATAATAGATGTGACTGCTATAGTTTTAACGCCGATTGCTGATGTTGATACATCAGTTTTTGATTTTGGCAATGTTGGAATTGATGATGTAGTGATATTAACAAGACAAATTAGTAATACGGCAATTGATGGTTCAATTTTAACAGTATCGATTTCATCTACTGATCCGAATTTCACTATTGATCCTGCAACTTTACTAATTAATAGTGGAGAATCAGCAAATGTTAGCATCGCATTTAATCCTACAGCTATAGTTTCTTATAGCAGTACTATTAATTTGGTGACAAATGATATCACAGGCAGTTATTCATTTTCAGTCATCGGTAATGGTGTAGCACCAACGTATACTGTTATACCATCGACATTAAATTTTGGGTCTGTACCTGTAAATGATAATAAATCTTTGACATTTACAATAACTAATACGCACATTAGTGCTAATTTAATTATAAGTGGTACTACAATACCTGATAGTGAAATAACAATTAACGTTAGTGCGACTGAAATATTACCGCTGCAATCAAAAGTGTTCACTGTGACATTCTCACCGACAACATCAAGAGTTGTCTCAGATATATTAACTAGTAATAGTAACGCAGGAAGTATAACTGTTAATTACTCAGGCACTGGTTTGGCTGTGCCGTCATTAAAAATTGAATCAGGACCGATTGATTTTGACATTTATACATTAAGTGACGATGTCACGAGTAATCTGCAAATAAGCAATGTTGGGGCTGTTGATCTTGAAATTACTGGCATTGTGTTTCCGACAATTAGTGATACAACATTTTTAACATCAGTAACATTTCCATTTGTTATTCCATTTGGTGAAGCCGCAATCATTGTAATCACTGTAAATTCTACAGCAGAAGTCATTTTTTCAGATAATATAACGATAAACAGTAATTCTTTTAATGCGCCACATACATTAGCAATAAGCGGTAATGCGCAGTCACCACATATTATTCTTAGTACTCAGCAATTGGATTTTGGCACTATTTTAATTGGCGACATTAAACAGTTACAATTAACTATTAAGAACGATAAAGATGTTGATTTAATAGTGAACATTGTTAACTCTGCTCATTTTACAGTGTCTGAAAATGACTTTGTCGTTTCTAGTAATTCTTCATCTATTGTAACTGTAACATTTTCTCTTGACGTGCCGGGCGATGTTAGTGAGCAATTGATTGTCAATTCTAACGACATTACAAATCCTGTATTACTTATTGATGTGACAGGATCAGCCAGTATTGATCATTTATTTAGTGTCATACCGGAATCAATTCAAGCAAATTATTTGTCCAAAGACATTGAAGAATCTATCGATTTGACATTTATAAATAGAGGTTTATTTGCTTCGGTTATTAGTGGTATGACTGTTACTATCTTACCAACTGTGACGACGCCTCATACAGTAACAGTTGATGGTTTGCCTATAACATTAGTTGCAGGTGGATCAATTACATTGTCTATAAAAATTAAAGCCACTGATATTGGAACAATAGGCGGATTTTTAAAATTTGATACTAAAGTAGGCGATAGTTTACAATTTGATACATCATTGGTTGTTGATTATACAGGTGAATCGTTTTCTCCGACAATATCTGTGTCGACAGATCCAATTGATTTTGGAAATGTTGCGATTGGTACTACAGCTTATCACACTGTGACTGTTGCAAATAGTGGCAGTAAAGCAAATCTTTTTGTGACGTTGACTACTAGTAATGATTTATTTCATTTTAAAGACACATCAGAAGTAACAGTAAGTGTTAGTGGGTCAAAATTGATTGTTCCTGATGTTAATTTAATTTTACAATCGGTGACTGTGATCGATAGTTTGACTGATATTGCACTTAATTTAGGTGATCCTAGTAATCCAAATCAATTTTCAGTTAATACTACTACAGGACAAATTTCTGTTAATTCGTCGTTAGAGGGTCGATCATTTAGGATTAATTATGACTATAAACAAACATCTATTACACTTACAGTCAATGAACAATCTGCTATAAATTTTGATGTTTGTTTTTCGCCGAGACAAATAAGTAGCGAGACAGGCATTATTACAATTTCATCAAATGATATTACACAGCCAACAATTAATATTAACGTGTTAGGAAGCGGTGTTGCTGCAGTTACATCAATTGCTCAAAATAATACATTGGTCAAATTTGAAAGCAAAGTTGGTCAGACGATTTCACAAACTATTGTGTTGAAAAACACAGGAACAGTAAAATTATTTATTACTAATATAACAATAAGCGCACCATTTTCGCCGTCAAAAACATCTTTTGATATTGATCCAAATGAGACATATGATTTAATAATTTCATTTGTCGCAACAGACACTACGTTAGTTAATCAGACAATAATAATACATAGTAACGCGCCTAATTTATCAATACCATTAGTTGGTCAGGGTGCAATGCCGATATTGTCAGTGCCGGCATCGTTGAATTTTGGTAATGTGGGTTTAAATTTTAAAAAGAATTTAACGTTAACTATTAGTAATAGTGGTAAAGCAGAAATGAATGTTAGTTTAAGTATTGGTTCTGGAACATTTTTAGTATCACCAACAGTAACAACTGTAATGGCAGAGAGTACTTATGATGTAACTGTTTCATTTACGCCGATAGTCGCGCAATCTTATTCAGGAACAATTAAAATATTAACTGACGATCCTGATCATCTTGAGTTTAATTTGTCTGTTACAGGTGTTGGAGTGATAAAACCTGTAATTCAAGCAACGTCAAAAATTGAATTTCAACAGACAAATGTGCGTGAAAAAAGTCAAATGGAATTAGTAGTTACTAATGCAGGATCTGCAACACTATCAGTTACTGACATATCTGTTACAGAGAAAAACCAAGAATTTAAAATAGCATTTGCGACAGCATCAATATTGCCTAATTCATCAAGATCATATACAGTGACATTTTCACCGACATATGAATCAAGTGCAATTATAGGCAAGTTAAGAATTATTAGTAACGATGTTGACGATCCGCATCATGATGTTGTTCTTAAAGGTAAAAGTGTTCAGCCGTTAGGTGCGTGGCAAGATTTTAATTTGCAAGACATGCTACCTGATCCAATTTTAGCTGTTGCTAATGGTGTAGATAATATTATATCGCCGATGAAAACAATATTAGGATTGATAAAATCAGTTCTTAATCTTGTTAAGGTTTTATTAATTGATACTAGTAGTTTGCTAAAACCAATATTGCAAGCAATTGCGGCAGCTATTGACAATTATGTCAAAGACATGGCGTCTACGGGTTTATATGTTTTACCAGTGTTTCCGCGATCAAATTATTTCGATCCTAATACTAATGCAAAACAAGGATTTGAAAAATTTCTTGCAAGTGTCGGAGGAGGTTCACAAGCATTTAAGAAGAAAGTGATTGATTCATTTGATGACATATATGATAGTAATAGACCGCAATTTTCTACAACTGGCAGTGTTGGAGCTATTATTGTTGCGATTGATTCGGGCAATATACAAGATGTTGTTGCTGGTGTATTATCGTTAAAGAAAATTTTTACATCTATTGAGTGGAAACCTGACGTACATCCACCAATGAGTCTTCAAGCAGTACCGGGTGATAAATGTATAAAATTAAGCTGGGAATTGCCTGAACTTATAACTTTTAATCTTTCAGGCTTATTTAATCAATACAAAATGATTGATTTAATATACGGATTTCAAGTTTATAGAGCTCCGGGTCAAGGTGAATTGGCAATTGCTACGCAGAGTGTAAAAGACACATATAATGAAGGTGATGTATATGATGTTGTCACTAACACAAAAGTCGGACCGATTGATGTGACTTTATCTGACGGTAAAACAGTGAGCAAAACAATTAAGGCTTCAGAGTTTTTTAAATATTTGTTTAAAAATTTCGAAGTGGGATGGAATAATCTTGACAATAATACAGCTAGAAATCTAGGGTTTTCGTGTACTGATAATAGCACAAGTCTTGAAAATGGCAAGAATTATTATTATGTTGTTAGAACGATTATGGATAAGTCAGGCACGCCAGCCAGTCCATTGTCGAATGAGGCAGTTGCAACGCCTAAAGCAGCAACTGCTATTACAAGTTTGTCATTTCTTAATAGGTGTACATATTTTATATGTAAAGAAAATCAGACATCTTTTAGAGATGTTGTAAAAATTAATTTATTAGCTATTAAAGTAATGGATTTGACAGGTCAATCACAGCAGTCGACTAATAAGACAGAGTCAAATAAAATTGCAAGTGGCAATCAACAAGTTAATGTGTTTAGTTTTGTTTTAAATCACAAGGGTGTTAATATAAATAGTATTAAAATTAGAAATGTATCAGCTGCTATTCGTTATATTAATAAAAATGGATTAAATCTAGCAACAACACCTTTGAATGGTGAAGAGCAGGCAGGAGTTGATATATCTAAATTTTACAATACTGTTAACAACACTATTGTGGACTGGGATGATAATGCACAAAATAATGATAGAGATAAAATAATATTTTTTACAACACTTGATTTGACAAAGCTTTCATTGCCTAATGATTTTACTGTTGTTCATGATAAAAATAAATCAACTGTGATAATTACTGATGTATCTAGAATTGGGTACACACAAAACGATGAAATAGTTGTTGAATATGTAACTGTTGAAAATTTACCTATATGTGATCAAGGATTCATACAAAGACATACAGGTGACGGCACTGTAGATGATAGATTTGATGCAGTTGAATGTAATAATGGAAGTATTGTATTTGATAAAATAAAAAGTTGTGATAAGTATAAAAATCTAACATGTATATATCATACAGGCACATCATGTTCCAATAGAGGTTTTACAAAAGTAAATGGTAAGTGCAAAGCTAATGTAGAATTTTTTAATGAACAACCTCTCGGTGCTCCGCGTTGTCAAAACGGGTCAATGGGAGCTAGTGTAAGCGTAGCTGATAAGCCATATCGTAATGATCCTTGTTCTTTTATAGTTAATGACAGCGGCACAGGTGGCACATGCACAGGTTATACTTCAATAAATGAGCATGTTACAGGAATGTATCCCGATTGGTATAGCTATTCTGTAAAATCGCTAGTAAAACCAATTGAGGATTTTATTGAACATCTAAATAAATGGGTTAATTCTGAAATAGACGCAATACAAAAGGGTACTGAAAGTGTGACTCAATTTATTGATTTATTGACAAAAAAGATTGAGGCTTTGGAAGATTTTATAGACACATTACAGCAGATAATTGACGTTATGAAAGAAATTTTTTCAACAAATGCAGGTTTTCATATTTTGTCTATTGATCTTAAGACTGGCGGAGTTGATAGAATCAAACAGATGGTACAAACAGCTAAGGGTGGGCCTGATTCGGGTCAAACAGGATTTACAGCAGGCATTGTAATCTTAGTTGGTGGACCGAATATTAGTGCAACATGGCAGTTTTTAAAATTATTGTTTTAATGACGTTATGCGCGCATAATGTAATAATAAATTTATCGATACATATTATTGGAGGGTGTTAAAAATGGCTTTTGATTTTTTAGGAGTATTCACAAAACAAGACATAACTAATTTGCAGTCATATTTGCAATCTCAGTTAGATAGCATTGATGCGCAAATTAATCATACGGTATTAGAGTCAGCAAAATTACAAAAAATGTTGACTAAACTTATGACTCTTGCCGATAGTCGCGGTATTAAATTTAAGACTTTTGGTGCGATGCTTGTACGACAGACTAATTCGCAAGTTAACGATGCTGATGTTGCAAGATTAGTTCAGAAAATAAAAGAACCATATTATCCTAATATTAAGTTTCGTGATGATATTGAACATAGAATAAGAAAGACAATTGATAGAATTGAGCAGGCGCAAGAGCGTATTCATTTATTAAGAATCTCAAAATCTGAATTTAGATCTAATTTCGAGATAGTTAATTCTAAGTTTGATTTGTATCATTCGCAGCTTACTGTTGAACAAGAGGTAAGGAATGTCGTTTGACACAAAATTATTAAGATATTGTGACCATAGAGTCATTGAAGAAGATCATGTTGTAGAATCTGATCTTGTCACATTTTATTTGGATGTGCCTGCTAGTAACATCGAGAATCCCATTGTAAAAGTTAATGGTATTAAATGGGACAAATATAATGAGTCTGAAATACTTGTGACTGAAGATGTGACGTCACAGATTACTGGTGCTAATAAAAGATTTGTTGTCGGTAGAATTCCTATATATGATGGTGCAAATAAACGTCGTTTAGTGCAAAGAACTATTGATATTGTTGCTAGAGTTGATGTCACTGATGAAGACGCAACTGCACAATTTACAGGTTTAGATACATTATTAGTGACACAACATAGACCATTGATTTCTAAAGACAGCATTTTTGCAACACAATTGACGTCAGCCGATGTTGTAGTACATGTTAAACCGCCATGGCAACCTATTGTTGTTGCTGAAATTGATCATATTGAATCAGCACTTGGCAAAATATTTTTAAAAGATGCTCCGGTTTTTGGGTCTCTTGTCACTGTGTCATATAGTTATAGATCAAGGATAATATCATTTAATGCTGACTCTGGAGCAATTGAGTTGAGAGAGGCTCCACAGGTAGGACAACAAGTGTTTATTTCACATTATTATTTAGCCAATGACGGGTGGTCTATAGTATATGATAGTACAATTAGAGCAAGCAAAGTTATTTTTGATTTACCTAAACAAACAAATCAGATATTGATACAGAATGAAAACGAATCAAGTCAATTTAACGTGCCTAATAAAATGTGGTTTTATACAAAATATAAACCATTGATTCCGCCGCGAGCTAAAATTAGTACGCAACCTGTTCAAACGATGCCACTTGATTTTGCAGTATTAGTAAACAGTGAACGTATAACACCACAAAATTTTAATGCTACGACTGGTAGGGTTGATCTTGGATTTGTGCCAAAAATTAGTGATGTAATTTTGTGCTCATATACATATCGATCGACTGCACCAGCTGATATAATTTCTATAGATTATTCTGTTCAAGTAAATAACTGTCGAAAATGTAGACGCACAGGTCAAGTTAATGATTATGATTACGACAAGCTTGGTGAGGTGATTGTTGTACAAAAAGAACAAAAAATGTTGCAAGATTTACTTAAAATCACGACTGCTATTAAAGGATCTAATACAGCAAATCCTTGGTATGGCACATCTTTAATATCATTTGTTGGCACTGCTAGACCTGCAGATTATTATGAGACAAAATTTAAGGGTGAATTGATTACTGTTGGTGAAAAAATGAGAGACTTACAGACGCAACAATCGGTATATCAAAAAGTAGATAATGAAGAATTACTTAGTTTTCTTGATGATGTGAATGTTGAACAAAGCGATTATGATCCTGATTTTTATGAAATTACAGCTACAGTGGTGTCACAGGCAAATACGGCTATACCTTTAGACACATCATTACAATTTAATAAACCGTTACTTACAAAGGAATAATTTATGGCAAGACCCACACAGCCTACAGGCATAACAACTGAGGCTTCGGGTAACCAAATAACTGTCAAATGGCTGCAAAATCCAGAGCCTGACATTAAAGGTTACAACATCTATAACTCGACTACTTCGGGCGGTGGAACAAGTGGTTATGTAAAACTCAATAATGATTTAATAACTATTTATAGTGAGATAGATGATATAGTGTCAAATACTGTGACTACTGTACAGACTATTGGCGGTGTACGAACCACGACCACTGTTGAAAATGTTGAGCAAGTTTTAGCTTATACTTACACGCATATAGATTTATTTGAATCTAAGCCGCAATATTATGTGATAACAGCAGTTAATAATAGTGACGAAGAGAGTTTATATTCAATTGAAGTATTTGACACGCCATTAATTCTTACGACGAATTTGACAACGTTGCCTATTAGATCTGCGAGTGATGTCACGTTGACAATGATTGATAGAATATTTGCACGTCATCCAGAGATTGATGTCAAACCTGGTACAATGACACGTGATATTCATATTGATCCTCATGCATACGAATTTGGGTATGCATATGTCTATATTGACTTTTTGTCAAGATCACAGTCATTTTTAACGCTTTTACAAATAGACGATCCAAACAATACTGGTGAATCTATAGCTGTGTCAGATTCAACTTATAAGCAGCAATTAAAAACTGCTACATGGTCGACAACAGATGCTGATGTGCAAAGCATTATTGATTTAGCATTTGATAAGCTCGCGGGTAACGTTAATGTTTTTAGAGATACAGCAACATCATCTGTGTGTGAGGCTGTATTTTATACTACTGTTCGGCCGCTTGCAACAATTACTGTTCCAGTTGCAACAGTTGTTTCTACAAGTGCAACGTCCACTAAGGTTGCACTTAATTTTGAAACAATGGTTGAAGCACAAATGTTAATTAGTTCTATAGACTCTTATTATAATGATGCTACACAACGATATGAATTGACTGTTGCTGTCCAGTCGATAGATGTGGGCGAACAAACTAATGTCGGCGCAGGAACAATTATTAATTCAACAATATCAGAGCTTCAAGTGACTAATATAAAACCTGCGCAAGGTGGTAGTGATGAGGAAAGTAATAGACATTTAGCTGATAGAGCCATATTGGCATTTACTGATCTTGATGTTGGTACAAAAGACGGGTATCTGCGCACTGCAATAGGTACGCAATATGTTATAGACACGCTTGTTGTTGATGCAGGACACCCGTTGATGATGAGAGATATGGATTATGTTAGAAAGATGCATGTGTTCGGTAAAGTAGACATTTATTTTGAAGGTGAAGTTGAAACGACGTACACTGAAACATTTGGATTTTTGTTTAACGGCAATTATAGAGAATTAGCAAATATAGTTGATGCAAGTGATATGAGAATTTCAATTGTTAATCCTGACGTAACAATAGATTATCCTGCATATTTAATTCAAGAAATTATTAAAATGCCGCAATCTATGTATGATTTGACAGGAAATTTTACAGTTTATATAAGACAGGGATTTACAACTACTGAATTGTTAAAATCTAAATACACTCTTGATTTAGAGACCGGTGAAATTACGCTGGATAATGCATTAAGTAGCGGCGATGGCTTATATGCGCAATATGAATATAAAGCTGCTATTATAAATGAAAGTGTATTGGCAAGTGCTATCGGCGGTGAAATATACGTTGATCTTATAAATCATCCTGTTGATTTATTTAGTGAAAGTATTTATCTTTATCGCACTTGTACTTTTGTAGCAAATCCACTTGATGATATTATAACTACTACAGGCATATTTATTTGTCATACTGGTGATGTTGTACGAGTGTCTAGCACTAATACATTGCCTGGACCACTTATGGTTAGTCAAGATTATTATGCTATAAAAATTTCAAATACTACTTTGAAATTAGCAAGAACGTATAATGATGCTATTGTAGGTATTGCTATTGATATTCTTGATTCAGGCGTCGGTATTCAAACAATTTTTCCATCGACAAAAATTAAACTTATTGAAAACACTGATTATACTATTAGTTATGGAGATTTTGTTACAAGTTCTCGTGTTAATTTTAATTTGATGACGTCATTTCCGACAGGATTGTTAACTAATGATATAATAAGTGCAGATTACGATTATGTAATTGATTCTGGGTATGAAACTGTCATTTCTAGTGCAACAGGTGGTGAAACAACTGCTAGTCTTGCGCACACTCGTGTTGTTGAGGCAATTGTTATTGAATCTGATGGATTAACAATAAATATTAATGACAGGAATGTTATAAACCATAGTATCGGAATGTTACCGACAGATACTATTCGTATAACATATAAATATAGGAAAGCAAGTGATGTTGTGTTAACTAATCAACCTGTAGACACAATTGTCTCTGTTACAACGCAGGATGACATACAATTAGTTGAGCATACACAATACATTTTTAATAAAGCTGATGATATATTGCTTAAAGGAAATTCAATTTATGCTACAAGGAGTATTAAATTAATATATGATAGCACGTCACAATTACCATTGGGTCGCTTGTTTGAGAATGAAGACGTAATTAGTCTAGCTGGCACAGAAGCAAAATCATTTAGTAAAAAAGGTATTGATATAAATACTGTCATTGTGACGAATTCATCAAGCATATTAACGACGTCGTCTTCTAATGTATTAATTGGCAGTGGATCTAAGACATTTACTGTACATGTGGGATTGTCTTTATACACCGGTCAATTAGTAAAGATTTTATTTGACTCAGCGAATTATATGCAAGGGACGACGGTTTCGTATGACTCTATCACTGGTGTATTAGTCGTTAATGTGACATCATTTGTTGGTTCTGGTTCACATAATAGTTGGTCAATAATTTGTCTGACATATACTAAAGATATTGATTATGTATTAACTGAGCCATCGAGTCCATTTGAATATATGACAATACAGCGTACGACAGCATCAACAATAGTTGATGGACAGTATGTTAATGTCAATTATGAATATGGTGAACAAATAACAGTGGCATATAATGTTAATTCTTTAATTAAGACTATACAGACAAAAGTTGATGTAAAAAGGCATGTAACAGCAGACGTAATTGTCAAGTCAGCTAATAAATTTGATGTCGATCTTGAATTCACAGTAAAACTTATAAGTAACGCAAATGTTCCAATGACAAAAGATCAATTATCGACAAGTTTATATGCAATATTTGATCAAAAGAAATTAGGCAATCGTATTAATCAGAGTGATGTTATAAGAATTATTGATGAAAATACTAATGTTGATTACGTCATATTGCCGTTGACAAAAATGGCTGTTTCTGACGACACACATATTGCATATGAAAGTATACCGAAGACGACAGTATGGACTGTGTATCATACAGATGTCGTAACAGCTTATACAAGTCCAACACACGTTCTACGATATAAAACGTTGGGAAGTGCTAGTGACGCTACAATATTCTGGAGAGTTAGTCAAAATGATATGGAATTACAAATGGTTGATACTATTGCTGAAGTTTCGCAGGGTGCAGGGCGTGCGTGCATAAGTAATGATAGTACCGTTTATCTTTCAACATTTGATAATGATGATCCATCAAGCTATTTAATAACTGTTGCTTACAATGTATCAGGAGAAACAGGAGCTAATGATATAATTACAACAGATTTAGATTATTTGAATCTAAAGTCATTAATCATTCATACAATTTAAAAAGGATCTAACATTGGCAACTCCAGTAACTACCAGCAATATATCGACACAATGGTCGACAAATTTATTTGCTGTAATACTCACACCGGACCAACTTTGTGACACTTATTATACAGTTGACGGAAGTGATCCGACAACATCGCCAACTCGACATTTATATACTGATGCTTTTATAATTAATGATGAAGGAACAACTACTGTTAAATTTTATTCTACTAATGGCATTGATCCAGATGAAATTGTTCAAACGCAAGATGTCAAAATTGACAGTGTAGCACCTGTTACGACTGTAACGCCCAACATACAACCTGATGGCGAAAATAGTTGGTATATAACAATACCGACGATGACTTTGTCATCTATTGATGCTATTTCAGGTGTAGATAAAATATTTTATGCTTGGGACGATGATGATTTCCAAGAATATAGTGTTCCAATCACAATCATTGGCAGTGGCGTTCATTATTTGAGAGTGTATGCTATTGATGAAGCTAGCAATAAAGAAAAAGTTCAGACAATAATTTTTAAGTTTGACAATATTCCTCCGACAACTGCTGTTGAAGTCCCATTAGACGTCTCTAAGACACCAGTTACTGTAATATTTGATCCAACAGATGACGCTTCAGGTCATCAAAAAACATATTACACTACAGATGGATCTACACCGACTGTAAGTTCAAAGAACGGTTTATCTTTTGAGATTAAAGATTCAGGGTCATATATTGTGAAATATCGTTCTATTGACAATGCGGGAAATCTTGAAGCTGTAAAAGAGTCTATACCGTTTAGAATTGAAAATAAAGAAAGTGAATTGCTTGAAATTCATTTCGTCGAGAGCTTCCCGATAAATGGTGACAATGGCTGGTACAGATCATCTCCAGAAATTGGTATTATCATTTCTAAGCCTGATTTAGTTGCGAGTGTGCAATATAAAATTGCGCCGCAGAATAAACCGACCACTGCTACATATACAAGCACAGTTCACATTACTGATTTATTAGATCTTTCTGCCGGATCGATTATTGGTCTTGAAATCGATCAATCAGGCAATCCATTAATGATAAATGTTCGCGGTGTGGACGTTACAAAGACATCAATTACAGACATAATTAACGCAATTAATAATACTTATGGTACAACTGTTGCTGAAACTATTATAGCTTTTGAAACAGGCGTTGATGGTTTATCAGGTACAGGTTATGTTACTGTTACTTCACCTACAGCAGGCATAGGTTCGCCGACGTCAGAAGTCAAGTTTGTCAATCCTGGCACATATGATGCAACATATGTTGTTTTTGGGTTAGATATAGATAGTTATCCACACACATTTACAGAGACATATCTCTATACTGATTATACAGACCCATTTGTGATTTCTAGTGATGGTATGTGGAAGGTTGATGCAATTGCTACAACGTCACTTGGCGAAACTGCGATCACAACAAAAATATATAAGATTGATAGTACAGATCCAGTTACTACAATACATGTAGATCCGCCAAATGAGCATGGCTATTATACTGCGTCGCCTGATATTACATTTACAGCTGTAGATAATGTTTCGAGTCCTTATATAATTGTATATCAATTTGACGATGATCCAATGTTTGAGTATCATTCTGAGGACGGACCGATACATCTACCGCTTAGATCACAGATCATAAGGTTAGTATATCTTTGCATTGATAAAGCCGGAAATATTGAAGCTCCACAAGAACATCTTTTTAACTACGATTTTAATGCGCCGGTTACAGTAGTCGATGAAAATTCAATCAATCAAGCAAATGACGTTGATGTCATTTTTTCAATAGCTCATGTTATTGAACAAGATCCTATAACGCATCAATTTAATTTTAATCTGCTAACTGATTCATTATTGAACGCAGATAATCTTAAAACATTTACTGACTGGTCTGATGTTGACACTCATTTAACTAATGTTGCCAGAGATGTAACGCCCATACCTTTTACTGCAACTCTTCCAGATATCATCACTGTTACGTCTAGTCCTTGCGTAACTGGTGATGTAATTATGGTGTCGTCGACGTCATCACTGCCAGAACCGTTGACAAATGATAGATATTATTACGTAATAAGAATATCTGGAACTGAGTTAAAGTTTGCAGACACGTATGAAAATGCTTTATTTGGGACTGCAATCATTTTTACTACTACAGGATTTGGTTGCTCCATATTGCCACAAATTCCTGAAATTATTTCTTATACTCCTTTGTCATTTTATCTCTATCCGGTTGATGACAGACAATATACAATAATTAATGAACAAGCTACAGTTATAGGTGTCGGGACAAGTGATCAATTGACAATTGCTAATAGTTATATTAAAACTATTTCTAGAATTCATGATGTTACAGCATCAGTGGATTTAGCATACAGTTATTTTACAAAAGATACAATTTATTTAACTGCTGCTATTCCTGTTGCACATGAAGTTCGTGTTGATTATGTATACACAACTGTGGCATCTGTGCATTACACGTTAAATGGTTCTACGCCGATAGAGACATCTCTTGAAGGTATTAAAATAGATTTAACAGATAGTGGATTTTACACAATCAAATGGTTTGCTATTGATGTTGCAGGAAACCATGAGACTGTAAAGACATTTGCTGCAACAATTGTAATAGTAAATAGATCGCCGATTATTACGGCAACTATAGTGCAGAGTGATTCTCATGCGACGCCTTATACACCTAATGGTGATAATGATTGGTATAAATTAGATATAGCTACTCCTGCACGGGTACCGTCACTAAAGGTTGCTTTCTTTAGTCCTGATGTACATGTATTTAATGAAAATTCAACTGTTACAAGCGTGTCAGCTGGGCCTCCTTACACTGTTGCTTTTCAAACATTAAAAGTCACTTTACCAAATGAACAAATATCTGTAGTTACTCGTGTTAGAAACATTACAAATAGTGAAACTTATACTATTGTTTCATTTGTAAACAACACGATTACTGCGCAATGTAACATTCTTCCAGGTGGTGCGGATGTATTTGAAATAGATTATGTGTATGTTGCAATATTTGCAGCTATATGCGGAGAAATAACTGTCACAATAGATCCACCAGTTTTATATTTCCCGATTAATACTGCAAGCCCTTTTTATTATGATTTTACTAATTTGAATTTTCAAGGTGAACGTGATATATCTATTGAAGTACATGACAAGAACACTTCATCATCAATTTGCGACTATATTGTACAATTAGATGGCAACACTTTAAAGCTCGACACATATGCGCCTATAACAACTGATGATGCTGTTTCAGGTTGGGTGTCGACAAATGTTACTGTGATTTTGGATGCTGTTGATTATGTGCCGCCGTTTCCGCCGTCAGATGCTGACGTTTCAGGCGTTTCTAGGATTTTATACAGTATTGATGGGTCATATCCGAGTCTTTTATACTCTACTAACATATTGTTGACGTCGACTGGTCAATATTATATCAATTATAAAGCAATTGATGTTGCTGGCAATAATGAAGTTGTAAAAATATCAGATGTAGTACAAATAGATAAAACAGCACCCGAGACGGTGGTTAATGTAGTGCCGCCAGATGGTGATAATGACTGGTATAAGACATCGCCAGCAATTACTTTAGTAGCGTTTGATCCCGATTCTGGAGTATACAAGACATTTTATAAATGGGACGATGCAATAAACTATATTTTGTATTCTGTGCCAATAGCAATTCCATCTGAGGGTATTCATACTCTACATTATTATAGTATAGACAACGTTAATAATACAGAAATAGTTAGAAATAGAATATTTAAGTTAGACATGACGCCGCCAGTAACTACTGACAATATTGTTAGTGATTGGGTAAATAGTATTTTTGTACAGTTAATTAGAACAGATAATGCGTCTGGGCCAAATCGTACATATTATACTTATGATGGCACCGATCCTGATTTCACATCACCTTATGCTGATGATGGTAAGATTCATGTGCCGACAGATGGTATATACACTATAAAATATTTTACAGTTGATTTTGCAGGCAATGTAGAAAGTGTTAAGACTGCTGCTAATCAACTAAGTGTTGATCTTGTAAAACCACAGATAATATCTGTCGTACCTGCTGATTTGGTATTTGATGTAGAAACACATCTTACTGTTAATTTTATTGATTTCGGATTGATAGCGTCAGGAATGGATGTCGATTCTATTAAAATTTTAGTTGATGATATAGAGTTTTCTACAAGTAAAAACTCGTCATTTTTTACATGGGGATTTTCTGGAATTCCGGGCGATTTGACACATGCATGGGCTAAAGTTGGGCCAGTTGCTAGTATTCCTGCATTTAGTACTATTGATACTGTGATTGTTTATGGTAATGACATAGCTGGTAATGCAGCTGATCCTGTAGTTATTCAAATAGATTTGCCTGATGTAGGCGGTCCATATATAAAAGGATTTTGGCCAAGAGATAATGCTATTGATGTTTCTCGTGAAACTAATGTGATGTTTTTTATTAATGATGATGAAGTTGGGATAGATATTAGAACTGTTAAAGTTACAATTGCTAATACTGCATATCAGTTAGTAACAACAGATGTCATGACAGTAACATACATTGGTCCAAGTATTGATGTTGTTGAATTGACGATTGCAAATTATAATTTGGTTATTACAGTTGGGGGCATAATTGTCGCAGATATTAATTTGACTGCTAGTGACTACAGTACAATAAAGAAAGTTAGTTTATTTTTAAGTTCGTTAACAAATTTTAGTTCGACAGTTATTAGTGCACAATATGATCAAGCTCCTAGTATAGATTTAATATCAATGAATCGTGCACTTATTAATCCTACAATAACATTGTCGACTACAAGATTTGAAGATAATGTTAACATAAATTGGATGCCACGAAGTCGCGGTTTTTTGATTGCAATTACGCCGACTGAAATTTTTGATAATAATTATGTTGTCAATGTGACTATTGATGCTCAAGATTTACTTGGTAATGTGATGACGACAGAACAATATTCATTTACATGTAAAGATGTAGTAACACCTGCTAGATCTATACAAAATGAGTGGTATCAGAAGCACGT